CGCTTTGGAAACCGGCTGTAAGAAGACGATCAGACTATCGAAACCAAGAGGGAGATCGAGGAAAAGACGAATAAACCGAGTACCAGACACCGTTTCTCACGACGAACAATAAACCCCTGTATCACCCACCCCTTGTTCCATATTCCAGAACATGGAACGGTGCGTCCGCGCCGCCGCCAATCCATCCGAGGTTTGACGGTTTACATATCGAACTTTGAAAATCAAACTTTACTGTGTTAGAACAGTAGATGTAAAATCATAACAGCAACAAAGGAGGCAACGTGAGTGAGCGTGAAGACGCTCCCGCCGACGCTTCCTCTGAGAGTGACAACGCACTCACCCCAAGCAAAGAACTCGGGGAAGCGTTGCAGAAGCAGTTCTACGACCCTCTCGATCATCTCTCTCCCAAAGAACAGAAGTTCGCACTCCAGCAGGTCACCACGACCCTTTCGGCACCGCAGATCGCCAAGCGACTCGGTTTCTCACCTTATCAGCGCCGGAAGCTGGAGAAGAATGAACACGTACAGGCGTACATCAAGCAGAACCAGAGGCGCTACGACGACTCGGAAATGGTCGAGACCGCTCGTAGACAGCGCCGGTACATCCGCGAACAAATGTTCTTGGAGCTAATGGATCGCATGCGTGATCCTGAAGCTGCCATCGAAGAAAAATTCGGCGACCGCGACGACATCTCGATCCAAGAGATTGTCAACTACAAGGAGCGGTTCGCACAGGCAGCGAGCTTCAAGGACTTCATGAACATCTGGGACAAGATGGAGAAGCAGTTCCGCCTGGATAGCGGAGAGGCTACGGAGCGTGTCGACGACACGGCCATCGAGAATCAGGCTCGGAAGCGGTTCCGCCGCTTCAAGGCATCTGCGCGCAAGAAGGAATCCCTCAAGGAGAAGGCTCGTAGCGCAGTCAAGGATGGAGAGACGTTCGATGATTTCAAAGAACGTATGAAGGCTCAAGAGGAAGAGGAAGCAGCTGCGGACCAACCCGAATTCGTCCAAGAGGATGAAGGCGGGGAGTGGGAGCAAGAATTCGAGATGGAAGAGTGGGAAATCACCGGAGACTGACATGGCAGAAGATAAAGACACGACGTACGCATATACCGACGAGGAAGTCTACAACGACTGGTTCCCAGACAAGGCCGAAGAGCCTGAGTCTGAGGAAGTCGAAGTCGAAGTCGAAGAGGGCGGACTTGATGAGGTAGAGGTGGTCGAGGAAGACGAAGTAGCCGAAGAGCCGGAGCCCGAGGTGGTCGATGAGTCCGATGAGGATGACGACGATGCACCAGCGGCACCTGTTCGGGCACCGCTTCCGACTTCGACCAATCGTAAGTTCAAACAGATGATGTCGGAGCGAGACCGGCGTTCACGAAAATACCTCGGTAAGAAAGCGAGGTACTGAGGTAGTCAATGGGCGACGATAAAGAGAAGGACATTCTTGGAGCAGGTAAGGACGACTCGTCAGACGAGATTGTTAAACCTGGGTTAATAACCCCCAAGGAAAAAGAGATCATTACGTCCCCCGATGACGACCCGTTTCATAAGTCTATTTATGACGAGGATGCCGAGGCCCCGCTGGGAGTTGTAAAGCGTGACCCTCGGCCAGATGAGATGGAGGACATCCTAGATTTCGTCGGTACAGAAACCGGCCTGATGTATAGTGTCCTCGATTACTCCGTTTTGGATAAGTTCGCGCCTCCGGGTGTCGAATGGGAGTGGGAAGACTATCAGCTGAGGCACCTCGACTGCTCGACCAACTACGTGTCCAACAAGGCGCGTCAGGTCGGTATGTCAGCCTCATTTGCTGCCAAGGCGTTCGCTCGTGGCATCCTGACTCAGGACAGGAACTACACAGCAATCTTCACTTCATACAAGAAGGAAGAGGCTGTGAACAAGGTCAAGTACGTTAAGCAGTTCCTTAGCGCGCTGCCCCTTCAGTTCCAGAAGAAGATTCTGAGAGATCCGCAACAGCTAATCGAATGGGAGAACCGGGACGGAACGAAGTGCAAGATTATCTCGCACGCCCAGCGGCCCATTCGTGGAGCCCACGGTGACATCTTCTTGGACGAACTGGCATTCTACCAGTTTGCCGAGATCATTTACGAATCGGCATTCGCTGCTACCCAGATGATGGGCGGCACTATCGACATCACGTCGACGCCGTTTGGTAAGTTCGGCAAGTTCTATGAGATTGTGGCTAACCCCGAGCAGTTCCCTGATTACAGCCGGGACTGGATTTATTGGTGGGATTGCAGCCGCTACCTCAAGCACCCAACTGATGAGTTCCTTGCGTACGCGAGTCAAAAGGCTCGCAAGATGTTCGACGAAGACCCCGAGGCAGTAGAGGAAAGGGTATACGAGTTCGGCAACGAGAAGCTGAAGCGTCTGTACCGTAACTCGAACTCGGTCGAGTCGTTCCGTCAGGAGCTTGAAGGATTCTTCGTAGACGAGCAGGCATCATTTATCAGCCAAGACCTGATTCTGAAGTGCATGTTCCCAACGTCGCTGTCCATCATTGATGACTATGATCCTCAAGAGTCGGACTTCGACATTCCCATCGACAAGGCGTTGGCCGACCAGCGTTGGCCGATTGTAGACAAATATGACGGAATCACCTTCGAAACGTACGATACGCTTGACGAATTATATCTTGCCGTCCAGGACGGGAAGGTATCTGACAACCTCGTTGGAGGGGCGGATATTGGAACGACACGACATTCGACTGAACTTGTCGTTCTGGAAGAGGTTCAGTTTTCCGATGGAAGGACTGTGCAAGTCGAACGATTCAATCTGAGTAAATCAGGTTGGGGTCTGCCGGATCAGCAAGCCTATTTCAACCGGGTGCTAGAAGATGGATTCCTGCGGAAGCTCCGCATGGACTGCACCGGCATCGGTAAGCAGATGGGTCAGTTCCTCAGCGACCGCTGGGACGAAAACACATTTGAAGCGCTTCACATGGGTGGCTCATCTCAGAAGCAAGAGCGTGAGATGGTCAACCTTCGTTCCCGAATGGAGGAATGGGGGATGGCGATGGCTTACGACAAGCAGAAGATGAGCGACCTCCATTCGATCAAGCGCGTTATTACTCAGAACAAAAACATTTCCTACCGGGCACCGGAGAAGAAGAGGCACCACGCGGACTTCGCATGGGCGCTCGCCTTCGCTTCGCTCGCTGGAACGGAATTCGGTAAGGAGCCGGTCGACCTATCTTTCAAAGACCTCGACGGAGTTCAGGTCAACATGAAGGAGGCGATGGGAGAGAACAGTGGCTTTGTGGATGACTTCAACAAGAACCACGTTAACACCGGGTCCACCGATTTCGGTAGCTCGCTTAACCTAGGTTTAGACGAGGAATTTGCCATCGAAGAGTTGTCTCCCGGACGGTTCAACAACAAGTGGAATGAATAAGGGTGACGGCATGAAGAGTTACGACAGACAACGAATCTCGCGTATAGCCGACACTGACCCTCATGTAGACCGGGAAGCATTCGATACGTTTCTCGACAGGACGTACTCGTCCCCGGAAGTGAGTCAACAGGAGTCGAGCCGGGACGAAGACACGTTCGAGTTCTCATCGGAGATGTACCAGATCAGAGGGGCCACGGTAAGACCCGGAATGGGCAACGCCTCTCTTGAGCGCTCGGACCTCAGTAACAGGCCGACCGAGGACGGCGAGTATGAGATCTTCACAGACGATCCCATCTCGCTACAGACCTACAAAAAGATGTCGGTCGACCCGGAGATCGCCTTCGGTACCTTCTTACTGAAGGGCTGGATTGGTGGCCTCCCTTACACCGTTGAGTGTCCAGACCCGATGATCAAGGGCGTGGTGGACCACATCCTGAAAGGGCTGTGGAAAGACCTGATCAGAAACATGATGGATGCTCTCAAGATTGGCTTCGCCTTTGGCGAGAAGGTCTGGGAGCGTTCCGAGGTTTCCATCGCAGGCGAAGACGATGATGGTGGCAAGAAGATGTTGTACACTGGTAAGATCGCCAACCTCAAGAAAGTCAAATTTCTCGACCCGTCGCATCAATTCCAGTTCTTCAAGGACAAAACGGATGAGATCGTCAGGGTCCAGCAAAGTCAGCGCTCAGGTGACAAGAGCGTTGAACGTTCCAAGCTAGTCTGGTTCGCACTCGACCAAGAGTATTCGTCGGTGTTCGGCAAGGCTCGTTACAAGAACGTGTACAGCGAGTGGTACTACTCGCAGGTAAATGTCAAATACATGCTTAGCGACCTTCAGAAACGAGGGTCACCCCACTTGGAGCTTCGCTTCCCTCGCGGGAAGTCGAGGCTCGACGGTGAGTTGGTTTCCAACTCAGCCATCGCCAAAAGCATTGCCAAGAAGATGATGGCAGATGGTATCGCGGTTCTTCCGTCTGAGACCTATGACAACGGCGAGCATAAGTGGACCATATCTTACGCCGACACGAAGCAATCAGGTTCTAAGAGCCCCTTCCTTGACTACCTCCGTTACTCGGACAGTAAGAAGATGAAGGGCCTCGGAATCCCACCGTCTGTTGCAGACGCGGAGTCGAACTTCGGCTCAGCGGATGCGGGCGGTGACATGCTAGTGGTTGTCGTCGAGGACATCGTCAACCAGCTTGAGGACTCCATTCAGAAAGACGTAGTTGACCAGATTGTTGAATACAACTTCGGCCCCGAGATGAAATCTCTTGTGGACCTGAAGATTGATAAGTCAGCACTTGGTCGCCGTCGTCTGATGAAGGAAGTCTTGAAGGTGATGATTCGATCTGGCAGCAGCATGAACGGCCACACAATCAAGTCGTGGCCCGACCCGACGTCCATGATGGGCGAGTTGGGAATTACAGCTGCACCGTTCGATGACGTCTTCAGGGAGATGGCTGGCGCTGATAGACAGGCGGGTGAAACCCCTGTCGATGAGGCCGAAGACGATGAAGACTCGAACGACACTGATGGTCGTCGAAACGAGGACGATATGGATCGTGGACGCGAGCGTGATAACGCCGCAGACGATGCAGCAGATTCGTCTTAATCCAGGTTAAATGAACGGGTACACAATGAAAAACAATGAAAATGGAGGCGATAAACACTCGAACGTCTATTCCTTTTCCGATCTGTTTGGGCACGACCTCGGTGAACTCGAAGGCGACGAGCAGGTCTACACGAGTGTGGACCAACTTCCGAAAGATCCCCAACGAGGGGATCTACACCGGGTAAGGTTCTCGATGTTCCGTACCGGCAAGTGGGAACACCCTTGGTACGGTGAGATCGATTTCGACCGTGAATACCTCAATACGCTCAAGGAAAACTTTGATCGCGGTGTCGTCCCACGTCGAATCGGATTCGACTTGGAGCACACCCGGAATCAAGGAGAGGTAGGAAACGTAGGCTGGATGGAAGCACTGGAGTTGCGAGAGGGTCAAGTGATGACCCCGGCAGGTCCGAAAGAAGTCGTCTTCTTAGACGTCGTAGCTGCTTTCAACAAGCTCGGAACCGAGCTTCTGGTCGACAGACGCTATGCCCACTGTTCTGCCGAGATTCACCCAGACTTCTCGACTAATGAGAAGGTGGACATCGAGGTGGACGATGGTGATGGCAACAAGGAAAAGACCTCTACGGTCTTCAGCCACGGCCCTACGGTTATTGGCTGCGCCCTTACCAACCGGCCATTCATTCCCTCGCTAGGCGAGGTTATTGAGTTTTCGGCTGACAAAGGGGGCGAAGACGAAGAGCTTTACGATATCACCATGTCGGATGATGACAGTACCGGCATCCGCTTTTTCTCATGTCGCAAGTTTGACGAAGAGGATATCCAATCTTTTGAAGACCCTGTGGAAGACGCTCAGACTTTCAATGAGGGCGACTCGGCAGAGCCGGGGCAGGGGGTCGCTGATGAAGATTCGAGTGAAGAGAACTCACAAGTTGAAGAAAACGAACAACCCAACGAGGGAGACAAGATGAAACTTTCGGAACTGATGAAGAAGGTCAAAGCCTTCAGCACCCCCAGCGAGCAACTTGGCTATCTTCAGGAAGTCAGCTCGAAATTCTCGGGTGATGAGGCTGAGCTTATCCAAGAACTGATTGCGACCAAGCAATACGCGGTCCAACAGGAAGAAGATGCCAAGGCTCAAATTGCCGAGGCAGCCCAGCGCAAGAAGCAGGCTGAAAAGCGTGCTCAAGAGTATCAAGCTAAGGTCACCGACCTCACGGTCGAACTGGCTGATGCGAAGGAAGGTGAATGGGAGCAGCGCGTCCAGAACTTTGGCGCTCAGCTTCGCGATGCCAACCATCACGAGTCGTTGGTGAAGGTCGTGACGACCAAGCTGTCGGCTATCAACTCGGAAACTCGTGCGCAGAAGTTCAGCGTCGTGGGTGATGAGGAAACCAAGGAAGAGAGCCTGCTCGAAATTCTCGAACAGTGCTTCTCGGCCATCCCGGAGAGCGCCCGACTCGATACTTCGACTAACTTCGAAGGCAATCAAGAGTATGAGGTGGACCCGGAAGGTGGCAACGTAAGTCCCGCAGACGCAGGCGAGGCTGACGAGGGTTCGGGCGAAGATGGAAGCGATGAAGACGCACTGCTTCAGAAGCGCATCGAAGCCTACAAAGCCGTCCACGATGGTGCTGAGCCGCAAGAATTCATGATTCCTGCCATCAACGCCGAGACCGGCGCGGTGGACATGGACAAACTGGATCAATAATCGCATGGGTTGCGGCGCAAGCCGTTAACCTGGGTTAAGACATAAAGGAGAAAAGAATGGGACCGTACGAAGGTGAAGTGACGCAACTCGCTGATAACGGGTTGCTCGCAAGTCGTAAGAACGTAATTCCAAAAACCGTCCCCATTGCAGCCAGTGCCCGTCTCGACGGTGAAACTTTGCTGCCCAAGGGAATGGTCATGGCACTTGTGACCGATGATCAAGATGCCGATTATGGACTGTACAAAGAGTTTGATAATTCTGGTGCGTTGGCCAACGGTCAAGAGCAGGAAGACAACATCGTTGTGCTCCAGCACGACGTGAATGTCGTCGAGCTTGCTATTGGTGAGACCAAGACCAAAGCTACCGGCCTGATCGAAGCTGTGCTGAAGCCAGACAAGATCAAGATGACCGCCGGAGCTTCCGTGGATTGGGCCGCACATCCGTCGCTGAGCATCTGGCCGAAGGGATAATTTACACCACGATCTCGCTGATTCCTTACGTTTTCTCAACTCGTGGACACATCTGACACAAAGGAGAAAGTGTTATGGAGAAAGGCGCACCTACTATGAAGTACAGCGAGATCGCCAAACGGCACCCGCTGTTGCGCACCGAGAGCCTCGACGGTGTTCTCACCTACTGGCCTCAAAAGAAGAATTCGTACTTGCTCGGCAAGTACATGCCCATTGTCAACGAGAACACCGACAAGGTGATTGTTGACATGCACAAAGCCAGCCGGGGTGGAATGACTCCGATGGTTCACATGAATGCTGAAACCCCTCTCTACGACCCGAAGTCAGGTCGTGGCCGCAAGGGATTCGAGGCCGCAACCTTCCGTGAGAAGGTTCACCTCGACTCGACGGATCTCTACGATCTTCGTCGAATCGGCACTCGTGAAGATTTCACGCAAGCCCGTACGCTCATGCAGCGTCGGATGCGTGACCTCGAAATTCGACTTGCCAACCGCATGGAGTGGTTGCGTCGGCAAGTCCTGTTTGACGGTGTTGTCACCGCCGAACTCGAAGACGGCACTGAGTTCAGTGTCAAGTACAACCACCCCGACTACCTCGATCCCGTCGCCGGTACCGTGTGGAGCGATCCCACGTCTGAGCCGATCATCGCCCTGAGCGATGCAATCGACGAGTACGAGTTGGACACTGGTCGTGACGTGAAGGACATCATCTTGCCGCACGGCCTGATGAAGCACCTGATCAAGAACGAGCGCTTCCGTGAGCTTGCCTTGCGCAACCTCGGAGTCTTCAAGGGCAGCAAGGCTGAGGTCGAGAGACTGATGGTCGATGTCCTTGGAATTGGTTCGTTCCAGTTCTCGAAAGAGGCTCTGCACTTCCAGACCGATCTGGCCGCTGACGCTGCCAATAATGCTGGTGAGCTCACGCTGACTCGCACCGAGCAGATCGAGCCCGGTTCCAAGATCTACGTCGTGTCCGCTAAGGACGACACCCGTGAGAAGTTCGAGGTCGACACCGTCGACCACGACACCGGAGTTGTCACCTTTGCGAATGCTGCGACCGTCCAGCGTACTGGTGGCTTCCATGCCGGTGACCCCGTGAAGTACCTCGTCCGGGTCGTTCCTTCGGATCGCATCCTGATGTTCGGTAACTTCAACGGTCCTCTCAACGATGAGGGTGACCTGCAAGGCGACACCTCGAAGATTGAGGACGTGAACAGCTGGGGCAACATCGTCTCAACTCGTTCCTACTACGCGGACCTTGAGAATCCGCGTCCGGGTCTCTACACCCGTTCCATCGACAACACTGATGGTGACCCGCCTCACATCGAGCACATCTTGGGCATCCGCGCTCTGCCGCGTGTGACCTACAACGAAGCATGGATGACCTTCAAGGTTCTGTAAGCCATGCATAGCTACTAGGTAGAAAGGGGGCTTCGGCCCCCTTTTACCTAGGTTAACAACGATTGTTTGGTACCGAGGTTCAAAATGAAAGCGAAAGACATCCAGAAGGTGAAAGTCAATGTAGGCTACCTTCAGGTTCACGAAGCTAACCGGACGCTAAAAATTGGAACGGAAGTTGACAGGGACGAAGAACCGGAACTGTTCGAGCACCTGACCAAGAGCATGGCGAATGTTGGTGAAGAAGAAGATTCCACCATCCTTGTCATCGAGAAGGTTAGCAAGTCAAAGAAGAAGTCGAAAACCAAATCAAAGAAGGGTGACTCCAAGAAGTCAAAGAAGAAGTCCAAGAAGGACAAGAAGTCCAAGAAGGACGAAAAGGCTGAAGACGAGTAAGGGTTGCCCCTTTAAGGGGACAAAATGACTGAGGTGATCACTAAAATTTGGGACGTTGCAATCGATCTATTGGGCTTCTCCCCAGCACTGATGATACCGGTGTTCGCACTGGTTTCACTGCTGGCTTGGGTCATGAAAGTAAGGGAACGTTGGCCGGAATGGAAGGGCTTCGTTCTGGGCGTTCTCTGCATAGTAGTCGGATGCGCCGTTGCAGTTCTAGGAGAGGGGGAGTCGGTTCGGCAGGTTTTACGAGACGGAGTCATCCTTGGTTCGGTCTCAGCCATCACTTACCAGATGATGAAGGGGCTCTTGAAAGGGCTTCGTGAGTTCATCGAGAAGAAGATGGAGATCGCTACCGACCTGGAAATCGACATCGAAGAAGATGAAGTTATGTAAGGAGGGCTAAGATGGATCTGACGTCGCTGTCAGAAAAACTCGTCAAAAGCCCTTGGGCACTGATCCTCGGTGCCTTAATGTTGGTCATGACAATGCTCGGAACGCATTTCGCGACCAGTAGTGACCTTCAGACATTGGGCGAAGATGTAAGGGTAATCAAGGAGGATGTAGCCCCCCTGAAGCACAGGGTAACCAATCTTGAAGAGGACGTCATCAAGATCGATGACAAAGTCAACAAGGAGCTTAGTACCGTTGACAAGAGGATGAAGGCTGCTTCGGAAGAACGAAGCGACCTCAATGACTCTTACCATGATATTGAAGTAAGAATGGAGCGAATGAACGGCAACCAAGAAGTGGCCAACGAGAAGTTGGAGCACATCAAGATGCTGTTTCAAACGTACGCAAAGGAGCCGAAATGATTAGAGATGCGATACTGAAGTATAAGTGGCATCTGATCACATTCGCTCTCTTTGCAGCCATTGCCACAGTCCTGATCTACAAGGTGGTTTCGGGGTCTGACACAGACGCTGAACGCAAGGTAGCTGAGTGGGCAATGGAGAAACGCCTCGACATGGCCAAGGAGGCCATCGCTCGGAATAAGACCAAGAAGGCGTCCAAGCAGCGAGAGCTAGAAGGCGTGGAGAAGAAGATTCAGACCATTGAAGAGAAGAAAGCTGCGGTCGACAAGAGTGTTGACAACGGCTCTCTCAAGGAGTTGGACGATGCGTGGGAAGCACTTGGTTTCTAGCATCGCCATCGCCCTGTGCGTCCTCGCCTCCGTTCAGGGGGCGGCACAGGAGTGTAAGTTCATCCCAGAAGATGAAGGTGGAAAGAACCATATCATCATTGATGACGAGGTCTACTTCTACACCACGTTGGAGAAGTCCAAGGAACTACAGAAGAGATACAGGAAGTACCCACTGGTCGTTGAGGAAAACGAAGCGCTTGAGAAGAAGGCGCTCATCCTGAACGGCATCGTTGACATACAGGCCGATACCATAGTCCGACAAGGAGATGAGATCGAGTTTGCACACGAGATGTTCAAGCGTAAGCCTGAGCCCGTCGAAGAGTGGTATGAGAATCCTGACGTGACCTTTGTCATGGGCGCAGGCTTTACGGCAGCGTCGTTCTTTTTCTGGAAGTGGGCAGAAGGAAGGAGTCAAGATTAACCGGGGTTAAGGAGGATTCGTGGCAACCTATACCACGCTGAGCGAAGTAAGACGCATCTTGAAGGCCAGTGACAACGAGGTGATTCGGTTTTCCGACTCAATCGTGAACGTCAACCTGAAAGCTGCTAGTAGCACTCCAGGGCAACCCGGCAATCCCGACTTCGGGTTCGACTTTGAGGCTATCCAGTTCGACCCATCGTTTGACAAGAAATTCAGACTGGTCATCAAGTTTACCAGTCCTACCGAGTTCAATGCATACAAGATTGTCGACAACATTAATCAGGAATTCCTGCTTACGCAGGGCGCGAGTATCGCATCTGATTACGTGACGCCAGACGGTCTTATCACCTTGCCCTCAACCTGCTGGTTCGGGACCATCGAAGCAGGAGATGAAGTCAAGGTTCAGTTCGACCCTCATATCTCAGATGAAGCAGCTGAGAAGTACATTGAAGACGCCGAGGTACAGGTTGACACGATGTTGTCAGCCTCGACCGTTGACGACTATGAGGATGGAGAGGTCAGACACTTTGACCCAACGGCTACGGACCCGGCCAGACCGGTGCCACCTGCTATCGCGGTGGCGACGACCTACCTAGCAGCGTACTACCTATACACAGATACGTTCGCTTCTATCTACAAAGAAGAAACGAGCACCGATAAGAGATCGTATGCGGCTCGTTGGAAACAGCGCGCTGAAAAGTACGTCAAGGCATACATCGAGACCGAAGGATATGCGCCACCAGAGGCTGCGGCGTTTCCCAAATTCATTGATCAGATGGGTGTCGAAGGTGAGGGTCCGGGCCTCGCTCCGATGGCTGAAAATGCCGACACTGAGCGTGATGCGCAGACTGAAGATATCTTCGGCAAACTCAACCCTGGTACTCAATAATGTCAGTCAAAGAAGACAACGGAATGTTCAATCTGCGGTTCTCCAATGATGGGGGGCGGCAGGCCATTAAGGACAAGATTGACCAGAAGTTCGATGCTGCCAAGAAGGAGGTCATCGGGAAGGCTAAGAAGACCTTCGGTAGTAACTTCGTCAACGAGGATATGTTCGAGACAGGTATTGCCTTTAAGAACCGCCGCGACATGTTCGAAGGGGCATCCGGTGGATCGCATGGGAACGATCTCTACCGACAGCAACTCGCCAGCGTCTACAAAGACATCTGGAAGGAGCGGTTCGAGAAGCTTCAAAGCAAACATGATAACAAGTTCGGGAAGCACACCCCTCACACTCGATACAAGAGCAAGAATAAGGGCAGTCCTGCCTACCATGCTGACAAAAAGATCAAGTATACCGACCACACGCGTTGGACTGGCTTGATGTACGACAGCATCATGGAGGCGTTTGACGACGGAGGTAATAAGTATTTCTCCACCACCAACCTGCTTCTGTCCGGTGGCTTCCGAATGAACAAGGGTGAGTTCCCGAGGCTGTATTTCCAAGGTGGAGACGGTCGACCTTCGTTCACCGAGTGGTTCCGACAACAGGGAATCCTCAAGGGTGACATCTTTCAGGTCGACAACAACCGCTGGAGTCAGATTGCTGAGATGATGGAAAACTTCGTCAGGAAGGGTTTTGTAGCCCCACTGGTAGACGCATTGAACGAATTGGAACTCAAGGTGTAAGTCTATGGCTAAATCGAGAAGAGCACTACAGGTCAGCGAGGATGGGCTGATCAACGATATCGAAAGAGAGATCATCCGCATGTGTGAGATAGGGTTCGAAGAAGACCCCTACCTCAAGTTCATGGACCAACCCAACGTATTTGATGACGTTAATCCAAACGAGATTGTGCTGGCTGACTTGCCCGCACTGTACGCTTGGAACAGCGGGTTTGGTGTAAGTCGTGACTCCATCGGTGGAATGGGCGGCGGGCGCAAAGCCCACAAAGTATCACGCAAGTTCGAGTTTTACTGCCAGATTCAGTACATCATCCCCGAGGTCGAGACGAAGGCGGCGTCTAAGAAGCTTCGGAAAATCGCATGGTGGTTGTTTGAGCTTGTCGATGGGAACCTCGATCTCGACGGATTTGTAATCGGTTCCCCTTCGTTAGAAGAGTGTGAACTCTTTCCCAAGTGGCGGCTTGTGGGCGACGAGGTGAGGTCAGTTTCAAACGTCAATATCAAAATCGTTTATCCGTTCGTTGACATGAGCACAATCTCTAGGAAGTAAGAACTATCAGGAGGAACAAATGAGTAAGAATACAGTGCAGGCAACTGGCGCGAGGGCGTCTGTTGCTATCGGCGAAGAGAGCATCTGGGGTGAGGCCGTAAACCCCACCCACGCTCTCGCGTTCACTTCGGAAGGTCTGTCAGCGTCGGAAGAGACGCTTGAGAGTGAAGCCATCCGAGGCGACCGTGGTCGTCATAACATCATCCCCGGTGTCCTCGATATCTCGGGTGACATCTCCTTTGAGCAAGCAGCTTCCGGCTTCGGAATGCTGATTCGACACACCCTTGGTGACTACATCAAGGCTCCTAATTGCGACGGTGGAGTCCACGGTCGTATGGAAGATGACGTCTTGACTGCGGTCGGTGAGGACACGGATCGAGGCGTTCTTCCGCTGGCCAAGGAACACTCCGGTGGATTCCTGGCTGCAACCGGCACCTTCGCAGTGGTTGACCGAGCGGGTGCTAACAACTCGCTCCGATTCGACAAGGACGCGACTGGTTACGAGTACGATACCTATACCCGTAGTGAGCGAAGCCACGTTCACAGCGTGACCCCTACTGACTCCGATCACCCGGAAGAGGCGACGACCGGTGGTGCCTCTATCACCATCTATCCGATTGCTCGACCAGACGGCAGTGGCTATGATGTACCTGAATTCAACGACAACGGTGGCCTGCTTGAGATCGGTCCATCTCGTCGGAAGGTCAAGTACACCGGGCAAATGGCAGTACAGGTGACGATTGACGGTGGCAACGTCGATACCGTCAAGCTATTCCTTGACACCAATGATGTCCCCGCTGACAACACGGGTACCAACCCCGTTGAAGCCGGTGACTTTGTCTTCGGTTTCGCAGGCTTTGCATGGGCCGACGTGTCCACTGTGAATGCCAACCTCGTGGCCGCGAAGGGCTCCTTCGTGTATGAGTACGAGGAAACCGAGTACAACGGTGTCTTCACTCACCACATCGAGCGTGGCCGCTACCTGCCTGAAGGTCTGACCGTCGAGGTCGACCGTGACGCAGCGGTCTTCATGTACACGGGTTGCAAGGGTTCGAGCTTCACTTGGAGCTTCGAGACCAACAGCATCGTTACCGCGACTTCCTCACTGCTCGGTCAGAAGGAACACGCGATGGCGACGCTCGTGGAGGATGTCCTCCCGGCTACGTCACCTATCGGTGACCCGGCTGACGTGGGCGCTACCGGTTACATCCTGATTGAGAACGCTGAGGCGTTCCCGAATCCGGCTGACGCAGGCCGCACCGAGATGGACGCCGCCGAGATCACCATTGGTGAGCGTACCGGTATCTACTACAACGAGAAGGTGTTGGCTGGCGCTGGTGACGGCAAGGGTTACACCGACGAGGACGAAGTTTACAAGCTGGTCCTCTCCAACGCTGATGGAACCATCGACTCTGGTGCGAACGCTCAAGTTGAGATGTTCCATCCCGCTGGATCGAACGTTGACAACCGTACGCCACGCGTCGTGGCCGACCCGGTTACCGGCAAGGACACCCCTCTCACTTCCTTTGAGTCGATGGTCTACATCGACGGTTATTACGAAGAGGTTCTGAGCGGAGAGGTCTCGCTGGAGAACAACCTGAACGCCGACAAGTACGGCCTCGGTTCCAAGAACCGACTAGCTGTCATCGCCGAGCAGGCTGAAGTGAGCGCTACGCTCACGATGGAGTTCGATGACGGGAAGCACTACAACCGCTTCAAAAACGGAAGCTTCTTCTATCTCGAATTCAAATGCATCTCCGAGACCCAAGGCGCTGAGATTGGTGCCACTGGCATCCTCCCTCAGCAGTACGTCATCTTGCCTCGTTGCAAGTTTAACGGTGAGACGCCGGTCGTCAGCGACCGTAGCTTCATCCAGAGCGACATGCCTATCATGGCCATCGTGGACGATGAGTACGAGACCACGGACCTGATCTGCATCCTCGTGAACGGACAAACTGAGGACGTCGAGCAGTAATCTGAGTCTTTGACCCGGATTAACCCCGCAGGGTAACCCCTGCGGGGTTTTTTGTCTTAACCTCGGTTAATTTGGGTCTGAGCGGAAAGTTTTGCCTACTTATGCAATTTGTATAGGTGAAGGGAAAGGATGACTGTAAAAGGAGGTTGTTATCGACCAATTAGTTATCCCAATTGCCATCTCTCTTCTAGCGTTTTATATCGCCGTGTTCCACCGGGCACGTTGCATTCTGCTTCTAGCTATCCTGTATTGCGCGCCGCTGGCTGTCCTAAGCTGGGTCTCAAAGTTTGCATTTCAAACTTCCCTATGCTTAACTAAAAGACAGTTACAAGACGGGCGATACACCCTCTCGATCAAATTAACAACAAAATTCTTTTACTGGTTCTGCGTTCTAATCGACGAAGCAGTGACAGACTTCAATTCAGCAGTACGATTTCTAGGAGAAGACAGTATGGCTATTCAGATTGAGCAACCCAACACCCCGGTTGCATACGTTCCAGAATCCGAGGACGCGGACGATCCGAACCGCGCCGAGTTCCAGCTTGTGAAGCTGCGGGCACGCGACAAAGCGAAGATTCGAGATGGAATGGTCGGCCTCAACAAAAAAGGTCGCGTCAACAAGTTCAAGAGCAATCAGGTGTCGCTGAACCTCGTGCTCGAACAGCTTGCCGGTTGGCAGGGGATCGTGGACGCCACTGGTGCCCCGGTCGATTTCAACCCGAAAGACCCGGAAGAGAGTTTCGACTACCTGCCGGACGAGATTCAAGACGAGTTGATGGAGAAGTTCGGCTCGGCTGGTGCGGACGAGGACGAGGACGAAGAAGAAGACGCAGATGAAGAAGATGTCGAGGACGAAGACGCGGAGTAAGCGTCAGGCATCTATTTCCAATGGCCCCATTTCCTTTCACTGGAGATGGGGCCATTGTAGTATCAGGGAGGCAGCATGGGCTTCAAGAGACGGTTGGGCGACTTTGTCCGAGAGTTCAAATACGAAGGGGCGACGTTCTTTGTCCGAGGTCTCACAGTTGGTGAGTACGCCGACTTAGCAGCCCAGAACCTTTTGAAGATGGGCAACAGCCTTTACATGGAGGTTGGACACTGCGGCCTGCTCGGTTGGGAGAACCTGTACGCCGAAGATGAAGACGGGAACCTGTCCAAGTTCGAGTACAAAGAACACATGGACGGTGACTGGCTTGACGAGAAGACGCTGTCCAATATCGGGAAACACATTTACCACGAGCTTACGACGCTGTCTGATGAAGACGCCTCGAAGCTACGCGGATTCATCCGGTTCTTGTACTGGAGTTCGGATGAAGAGAACAGGAATCAACTCAAGTCATTCGATTGCGACAACTGTCTCGAAAGCGGGATGGCCGTGAACCGGCCCTGCGGAGAGTACAGCATGGAGCATCGCCGCTCCTACCTTGAGAAGCGCCGCGCAAAGGCCGTAGCAGCCGCTCAGGAGGCCGCTCAGGTCGCCGCTAAGAGGGTCAAGGGTCGTAAGGCGTATGGCAATGACAAACTTCGTAGGCAGCGTAAGAGACGCCGACATGACCGGCAGAAGAGAGCCGAGGAAGAGGCGAAGCAGAACACAGAACTCAAAGGACCAAAGGGTCGCCAGGGTTTCATCATGGTTGGCGGCTACAGATACCCCGAGTGCCCGGTGTCATGGATTGACGAATGGGTGAAGGTTGTCGGGGAAGCAATGTATCATGCTGAGAAATCAGACATGCCGTTCTTTAGCGGTGGGATTGCCGATCAGCCCTACCAGATTTTTCGCGCTTCAAAAGTAGTCAAGAGTGAGTACGGTGCAGTAGAGCACGAAGAGATGGAAAAGGAGCGGAATAAATAACCGCTCAAAGGAGAGGACGGCATGGCAAACAGCAATATCAAGATTGGCGTTGAAGTAGTTGTAAAGGAAGTACAGGGCATCAACAAGGTTGCCGAGAATCTGCGCAAAGTTGTTGACCAAGTGGACAAGGCGTTGAAGTCGGTTGACTTCGACGGTGACATCAAGTTCGACAAGAGTAGCCTCGAATCGTTCAGGAAGTTGATCGGCATGTTCAATCAAGTCATCGACCGTCTGTCGAAGACCTTGGCTGCGAACTCGAACGTCAAGTTGAAGCTCCAAGACGACGGCAAACAGATCGAGAACGTCTTAGTAGGTGCCTTTCAAGAGGCGCTTGATAAGATGGAAAAACGGATGAAGGAGCTCGGTCAACAGTTTGAGCAGGACGCAACTCAGGCCGGTAAGAAGTTCAGCAAGGCGTCCAAGAGTGGCGGCGGCGCTGGTGGTGGCAAGGGGTCTCCTGATCTCGACGCCGATGGTGTCCGCAAGAACGCTGACGGCATGGAAGGATTCTCGACCAAGGGAATCGAGCGCGGATCTCTTGCTCACCTTCAGAAGATTCAGAAGCAGCTTGAAGAAGTTGGTGACGTCGGTGTCACTGAGCTTCGCAAGGTCAACGCGGCTATCAAAAAGACCGAGGCTGAGCTTGAAGAAGTTGAGATGGAAATGCGGTCCAACAAGTCTGCATTCAATGAGGCGAGACAGTGGACTAAGACCTGGGATAATCTCAGCAGCAGTGTTAGCAAGACTGAGAAGCAATTAACCAAGGTTAACAAGGAGATTAAAAGCAACAGCCTTGACCACATCCAGAAGGAGTTAAAGCAGGCCAAGGAAGGCTATGAAGAGATGCGCAAGGCTGCTATTAAAAACCCTACTGTTGAGAAAGATTCAGAACTCAAGAAGCAACGCATTGCTGTTGAGCATCTTGCCAAGGAAGAGAAGCGCGTCAAAAACCAATCTGACAAGGTGGTTAAATCCCTAGAGCGTCGTCGTCAGGAGCTAAAGAAGATCCTGGCTCTGGAAAAGAGAGCAATGCAGCAGGTCGCTCCCGGTGGCACATTCAAGGGTGCACAAAGTGAGATCGGGAAGAAGCGAAATGTTGTCAAAAAGAATCCCGGAACCTACAAGGACTTGGAGAAGGTCAAGCAAGATCTCGAAGGAGATTTGAAAAGCAGTCCTGAAAAGAAGCAGCAACAGGAACTTCGCAAGACCGCTGAGCTTACCGAGCTACTGGCTAAGCGTATCGAGTTGAGGACCGAGAACACCGAGCGTCAAATCAGTGTTGACAAGCGCGCTAGGGGCTTGCTCCAAGAGCTGGGTGATACCAGTGCCAAGGCTGGTAGAGAACTAGCCAAGGCGATGAAGAACCAAGACCTCCACTCAATGGAGGCATTTGGTAAATCGATCGAGCGTACTGGAACTCGGGTTGCGTCTGGTATCAACGAGATTCGCGACCAAGTCCGGGCTCTCAAAAATGAGTCTAAGCAACTCAAGAATAGTCGCGACCAGTTGGAGGCTCAGGCGCAGAATATCAAGCCCAACAGAGAGGGCATGAAGCGCATTGCTGCCATCAAGACTGAGATCAAGGCAATCGACAAGCGTCGCAAGGAAGTCGAGAAGTCGATCAAGGTGAACAAGAAGGATGAGCACAGCCTTGAGCGATCGCTGGCCACCCTGAACAAGCAGAAGCAACAGTACAGGGCAAACCGTGACGTGTTGAAGACGTACTACAACGAGCTTCAGAAAGGTCGTCGAGACTACCAGAAGCTCCATCTCTCGATTGACACAAATGAGGAAGCCCTTGAGGCGCTTCAGAAGCGCACCCGAGAGGGGATCTTCGACAAGGCTACCCTTTTGGAGTCCCGTGACCTCATCAAGAGGTTCCAGTCGGATCTCAAAAAGACTCAGTCGACTATTGCTCGGCTCCAGAAAGAAAAGATCATTGGGAAGCGCGCCATCGAAGCTGAAGCAGCTAGCGGCGGCGGCAACTTCGCGGGTCTGGACGAGTCTGGAAAAGAGGCTCGCAAGCTGGAGATGATCGAGTCGCTGTACAAGTCGATCGATCAGCAGATCCAGCACACCCGCCGTGAGGCGAAGGGCCTTGAGAACACGCTGTCGAAAGGTGGCGCTGTGAACGCCCTTGAAAAGAAAGCCAACGCCTTCGACGAGATGGCTAAGGCTTCTGACAAGCTCAAGAAAGTAGAGAATAAAACCAAGGAACTCATCGCTCGCCAGAAGATCCTTGGCGAAGCGACAATAGACACCGCAGGTGCCTACAAGCGTGCTGCGCGTTCGGCCAAGGACATCGACAAGGACTATAAGCGCCTGTCGAATAGCATCGAAGAGCTTGAACAAGAGTTCATCCGCATGGGTGGAAGCTCTACTGAAGCTGGCCGCAAGGCAGAGGTCGCACTAAAGAGAGTTCGCAACGCTAGGAAACAACTAGTGGGTGGGCTTGGCGGGCAAGCTAGCATGAAGCGCGGCAGTATTCGCGCTATGGGTAAGGATTTCGAGAAGGCTGAATCTGACATTACGAAATTCTCGAATCAGATCACGCGCATGCGCCGTGAGATGAACATGGCCGACAAGGCTATCGACCAAGGCGGCAATGCTGCCCTCGTTGGTGCCCAGAAGATGAAAAAGCTGGGTGGCAACGCAAAAGATATGCGTGACAAGACGGCCTACGTTGTCCATACCTTCCGTCAGATGAAAAGAGAGGGCAAGGATTTGACCAAGGTAGAGAGCAAGCTGCTAAGGCAAGCTCTCAGGCTCAACAAGGCATTCAGTAAGATGGGTGCTAGAGTAGACAAGTCTCGTTACGCCCTTGATAAAGTAGAGAAGTCGGCCAAGCGCGCCGGTAAGGGGTTCCGCCTCTACCGCATGGAGCTTGCTGATTCTGTGCGCAACAACTTCAAGTTCATCAACTCTATGTCCCTCATCATGGCTGGCCTCATGGGTCTGTCGATGGGTTTCATGGAGATCCTTGAAGAGAGTCGCGCATACGCTCGTGTGATGACTGTTGCTCGATCTGCCTCGAAGGACTTCGAGGAAATGTTAACCGAGGTTAAGACGCGGGTTCGTGAGACCGCAATTGAGTTCGGTGAGGCAACTGAGGAAGTTGCCGAGGTCGTCAAACAGTTCGGCTCAGCTGGTCTGACTATCGAAGAGTCAATGGCCGGTCTCGACGCTGCTATGCGACTCATCACAACCACGTCGGCAGACGCTGAAGCCACGACTCGGTCGATGGCTGGTATGTACAACGTCTTCGGCGATTCGATGGACAACGCGACATCGAAGCTCCAGAAGATGAATCGTATCTCCGACGTTCTTACCTCCGTCTACCGGAACCATCAGGCGGAGCTTGATGAGATGACTCAGGGTCTCAAATTTGTTGCCGCAACTGGTAAAGTTGCAGGCTTCCAGTTTGAGGAACTTTCGGCGTTTCTCGCCGTCCTGAACGACAACATGATCAAGAGCGGTCAGGCTGGTCGTACCTTGCAGCGCGTGTTCGCACAGTTCGCTGCTAAGACTGGTCAGTTCAAAGAGGCTCTTGACGTTGAAGTTGATCCCAACATGAGTCTCGACAAGCAGTTTCTCGCGGTCTTGGAAGAGGTCAACAAGAAGCTGAGAAGTGGAGAGACGACGCTTAGGGACTTGAACGCAAGCTTCTCATTGTTCGGACTGCGTGGTGCTAAGGCTTTCGAGGTCTTGGCTGGCAACGTAGACGATGTGAAATCCACTATCACTGAACTCAGGGACGATTCCGCTGGTCTAAGCAGGAACCTTTCTGAGAACGTCAAAGAAACGCTTGCAAGAAAGTTTGAGTCTGCAAAGCAGGTTTTGCTTGAGTTCATGAGAAACGGGCTAGATCCTGCTAAAGAAGCCTTGATCTCTATTACTCATGCCTTGCAACAGTTCCAAGAGGCGATGGATATGCTTGGGCTGGATAAGCTCATTTCCAACTTCGTTGTATGGGGAGGCGCTGCTATCGTATTAACACAGGGTATCGGCGCACTAATCATGGTGTTCGGAACTCTGTTCACGTCCATGAAGAATGCTGTTAGCTCAGTCATCACCTCCACTGCCGCTCTCTTCACTCATGAGAGGTCGGTAAACGCTAATATTGACTCACTGCTTGTATCCGCTGCGGTCACCGAAAGTCACGCCAAGGCTCACCTATCAGAAGCTCAGGCGGCTAGAATCGCTGCCGCGAGTGAGAGTGAGTTAGCCAGTGCTAGGGCCGCAGCCTCAAGAACTGGTGGAGCCGCTGTTGCTAGCAAGGGCTTGTCTGCGGGAGCTGTTGGGCTCATCGCCGTCGCTATGATTGGGCTTGTGGCTGCGATTGGCTATATGGTCGACTCAATTGAGGACATGCAAGAGTCCTTTGATGAGACGGCTGCATCTATCGCCAAGATGACAACCAAGACTAACGAGCTTGAGAAATTCAGGAAGGATCTTGGCAGTATCAATGATGAGGTGAGGTTGTTCAGCACTGAGACCAGTGTCGCCGCTGATAAAGTGAGAGACCTGTTCAAGAATTCCGGTGCTGAACTCTCGATGGAGAACGAAGTTCTGACGATGTCGGATGAAGACCTTGTCAATGAATTGCCCAGGATTTATGAGCAGGTCCGGGTTGAGGTAGGCAAGCGAGTAAACAACATCAACAGTGACGTCCTAGAGAGCAACGACAAGCTGATCAGTCTATCTGCTCAGATGTTAGACCGCCAGTTTGGTAAGCAGCGTTCGGCATTCAAAGCTCAGGAAGGGGTGATTGGCAGTGTTTTCTTCACGCTGTCCGAAGCGGCGAATAGCTTCGCTGCTGATTGGGCTGACATCTGGGATGACCGACCTGTAGAAGATGTGCAGGACAAAATCGAGGAGCTGAAGATGACCCTCTATCTCATCAAGGAGGTCGGAGATCTGCGTATCACTGCGTCTGGTAACATTGTCAGCGATAGGGCCAACAGGGATTGGAAGGCTCATGGCGAGCAGATTCAGAAATTGTTGAATGATGGTCTGCTCGATGACCTCGCAAGAGGTATGGAGGAAGAGTACAGCGCGCGCCTTAATGGCCTGCTAAATAATGTTGGCGGCAAGACTGCGGATGAGGTCGTAAGAGCTAGAAAAAAGCTTGAAGACGCGCTGTACTTCAACGTGGAAGAGATGGCCACCGTCGAAGGAGTTGACGGGTTGCTCTTCAATGTCAAGGAAGTCCACGAAAACATCCTGCGCATTGCTGAGACGATGGAGGGTGTCAACTTCAATGTCATGAAGACGCTCGAAGTTGACCCTGTTCGTGAAACATCTGCGTTGCTCAACAAGCTGTTCGACATCATGGATGCCCCTGTCCCCATGAAGAACTTCATGAGGATTCGCCATGAGTTGAACGAACTAAAAGAAGACATCAAGGACACGGAGAAAGTTCTTGGGGACTTCATTACTATGGACTCGGCTGACATCCATTCCGAGGCCACGATGCTCATGGATGTTCCAGCGTTGCAGAAGACGATGGGGGATCAAGCGAAGGCGCTGGGGACCAATACACAGCGTGCGATCCTTCGTGGAATCAGGGAGGCGAACGTCAAGACGCCTATCCTGAAAGAAGCCATGAAGCCGTTCCAAGACAGCAGGAGTGCAGTCGAGGACATGAGCGACGAAGCTGTCGCTTCTGAGCTTGTCGAGGTTACACAAGGCGTTTCAGCCAACTTGATTGATTCTTCCGACAACGCGGCTGACATAGCTGACGACATGGGGAGAATGGCTAAGAACTCCGGTCTGTTTAATGTCAATATGCAGGGCCTAGGGGAGTTTACGGAGATATTTTCTGAGGCCGCAAGCAAGGCAGGGCAGGGCGTCAGTGATACGGCAGATCAGGTCAAGGATCTTCGTAATGCGATTCAGAACGACCAGATCACCACGATGCTGGACCAAAGGCGAAATGATATTTTCAGGGAATACATCGACCTGATGGATGATGCTGCGAAGCGTCAGAAGACCCTCAACTCTCTTGCTAAGCAGTATATGAAATGGGAAGAGTTGAGACAGGAGCAACTGCTTCGCGGTGATATAGGTCTCGGAAACGAAGACTTGCAGAAGAAGATCGATGACCTCAATTTCGACTTCTCGCCTGACTCTACAGACTTTGCGATGGAAGAGTTCGACAAGTCCCTAGAGGCTGGCTTCGAGCTTCTTGAAATCCGCAGAAAGAACGCGGAACTTTCCGCCGACGAGTACGAGGTTGCCAAGAATATCTTTCTCCAGATCCAAGCCGGGATCAATGCTATTCAGGAGAAGAACACTCAGATCGGTATCACCAACAGGAATCTGAAAGGAAACCTGTCGCTTGTAACTGAGGAAGCAAGGCAGCTTGACGAAACAGTGGACGCTCGCCTCGAAGAATTGAAGGCGACCGAGAAGCTTATCGCTAAGCAGGACGATCTCAACGAGGTCGTCAAGAATGGCCCGCATGGCGACATGAGGGCGAGTGAATACCTCCTTAGCATAGAAGGGCTTCAGGAGATTAAGGGGCTTCAGAACGATCTGATCGCGCTTCGCTACAAGGCACTCAGTGCTGTGCGCGAAGAGAACGAGATGTTGTTCGAGAACCTTGAACTCACTGAGAAGATCCTCAATCCACAGGTCAAGCACGCTGGCGTCCAGTACAAGGTTCTTGGCTGGGCCCGTAAGATCAACCACATCGAGAAGATGAGGGTCTTGCGTCAAGAGCAGTTGACAGCGAAGTCTGAAGAACACCGTATCAGCATGGCTCAGTATCAGTCGGAGATGATCCGGTTGGACAACCAAACGCTGAAGGTATGGGAGGAATTCAACAAATTGGCTGAAGAGACTAAGGAGACTGAGAAGGAGATCAACGAACACGTTGACAACCGGATCGATCTCTATGAGAAGCTGTCTGAACACCTCGGTGGCCAAGCAGATGAACTCGCAGACGTAATCAATGACGCCCTGACCGACTCCCTGGACTTCGATAGGATGGGGGTTATTGGTCAGATGTCAGAGTCACTTGGTAGAGACATCGTTTCGACGATGGGTGATGCCGAGGGTGCAGTCAATGACTTCGTGGCTGGAGTCAGGAGCGGACGAGTTAACCTGGGTCAACTCGATGGCGCGATGGCGACAGTTGCCAATCGAGCCCGAGAGTACAGAAGGGAGCAGGAGAAGGTCAACGACCGGCTGAGGGAGCTGCGCCAGTTCAAGCTGGACCGCTCGCAAGGGCAGTTCTCCCGTTACCTTGACGCAGATGAGGTCAAAGAGGCTGAGAAGGCCCTTGACACCTACGTCGGTACTGCGCAGAAGTTGTACAAGGATTCGCCTACGGCTCTGACGGGTTCGCTCGAATGGGCGACGAAGGCAGCTGAACGGCTCGCAGAACTGCAAGTCAGCACCTCTAAAAAGAAGTACAAGATGGTGTTCGACGACGAGGGGCTGCAAGCCATTAAGATGCTGCTTGATGTCATTGACGACAAGGTGAAAGAGATTGGCGATCGACAGCTTAGCTTCCTGCCGGATGGTATCACCGATCCCAAGAAGTTCGCCCAAGAGATTCGTAAGAACCTTGAAGGCGAGGGAATGGATATCTTTCGTAACGCGGAAGGCCGAGCATCAGTCAGAAATGATCACCTGAGCAACATTGACAGCAACATCCAGCGAATCGCCAACGAAGTAACAAGCCGTGATGGTAGGGCGATGGCTGGCATGACAGAAGCATCGAAGGCTTCCAAAGAGGTTAGTGGTACCGGAGAGTCGGCCAAGGCCCTCGAAAAGAACCTTGATGACATGGGGGCCACTAGTGAGAAGGCAAACAAGGCTATGAAGGAGGTCGAGAAGACCACTAAGAGCCTCAGCGACGTAGCCAAGACCACTAAGCCTCAAGATGTTGATAGGGAGCTTACAGACAAGGTCAGAGGTATTGAAGCAGATGCCGCAAAGGCTGTCATTGGCTGGCAGATGGGCGTTGCCGCGATGGAAGCCGGACGTGGTAAAGCTCTCCAAGATCGTGGATCAGATGTCATTGATAACAGCTTCGTCTGGCAGAGCCTCCAAGAAGGTATGGAGATGTTCACAAAGAACGCTGGAGAAACGCTTTCCAGCTTCTTTGATAGCGTCTTCGTTCCCGAGTTCGCCAAGGCTAACGCCGAGGTGTACGAGCAGTACATCGAGCAACTAGAAAACATCCGTGTGCAGTACAAGCGGAATGTGAGTACGGCGATCGATGGCCTGCAACGGAACGAGTCGACCTATTACAGCTACCTCAATTCCATCATGGACGCTGAGAAGCAACGTCAGCAATCCATCCTTGACGCTCAGAAGCAGTACAGGGAAAGCCTGAAGAAGACCAAGGACGTCATCAAGGAGCAGTTTGGAGAGGCATTCAAACAGGTGTTCAACGCGAAGGCTGTCAGTAGCATCGTGGGACAGTTCACGCAAGGCTTGTTTGGAGCACCAGACCTTGAGACTAGCTTGAACCAGTTTGCTGGAGCGCTTAACGTGGCTTCGGATCGACTGATTGAAGCTGGTACCGACTTCCTTAAAGGCAAGCTCACTGAAATGGGCATGGATTTGTCCGAGTCTGCTAGCAGGACGTTCGATGAGCTTCGCCCCGAGTTGAAGAAGAACCTTACTGATATGTTCAGCGATGATGTCGAGGGTGACATCGGTCTCAAGATGGCGAAAGAGCAGATGACCAAGGGCTTCCTTGATTCATTGCCCGACGAGGCTTTCATCCAAAATGAGTTCGCTCTCAGAACCTATGAAATCCTCGATTCGGCCACTAGCGTCTTCGGTTCAGCGTTCGCCGCTGCCGCATCGTCAATGGCCGGAATGCTCACAACCGGTATCTCTCGAATCGTCGAGATGACACTGAGTGGTGATGCAGACAGGATGAGGGTCTTCTACCTGAAGTTCATTGAGGAACTCCCCCGAGCAATCGAGGAATTCACCAATGAGTTCAGTGAGAACTTTGAGACCATGATTGAGGCGATTAGTGATAATCTGCCCGAGATCGTGGACTCCTTCATCGAGGCGTTCCCCGAGGTTATCAGTGGTATCATCACGGCCCTTGAGGATAGCCTGCCTAAAATCGTGGAAACACTTGCTGGTGCGCTGCCACGCATCGTTGAACAGGTGTTCCCGCTTATCATTGACTTCTTCCTGCTCATCATCGAACAGGTGCCTACGATTCTCGGTTCAATTGCTGGGGTTATCCCCACTCTTATCGCGCAGTTGCTCGCCAAGCTGCCTGAGATTATCATTGTAGTCATCAAGGCTGTGTTCGAATCTATCATTGACATCATCGTTGGCTTGTTTAGCAACGGCCCAGCTGGTGGAATTGTCACCATTGCTTTGGCGATGGCCGGAATGATGTACGCGTGGGAAGGCGCGACGGAGTCAGCTATTTCTTCTGAGGCAACCAAGGCTGAACTCTTAAACTTCCAGCGTGTAAACCTCCAGATGGAGCGTGACAACGCCATCGAGATGAGAAGCACACTGGAGCAAATCCAGGCCCAACAGACTGGTCAGGTTGCTAGTTCTGCAAAGAACGCCAGCCAGACTATCGACGAGGCCAAGAAGGGCACGAGGCGTGCTGCTCAGGGGGCAGAGCAGGGTGCTAGGGCTTCAGAAGGAGCCATGCAAGCAGCGGTGTCCGCAGTTGGTATCGCAATGGCTGGGATCAACCTGATTCAAGCTATGGAAAGCGATGCCCCGACCGGCGAGAAGGTCGGTTCGGTTATCGGCACCATCGTCGGTGGTGTCGGTGGAGCACTAGTCGGTGGCCTTCAGGGCGGCTCAATTGGCGCTGGTCTGGGCGGCATGCTAGGACGAGGTATCGGTGGGATCTTCCACGAAGGTGGAATGATTGGAGGCAACGAAGAGGAACAGCTAATTCTGGCCCAGAAGGGTGAAGGTGTGCTGTCCAGAAGCGGAATGAGAGCGCTTGGTGGCAGGGGCGCGCTCGATGCACTCAATAGCGGTAAGCTCGATTTTGCCAAGCTTCAAGAGCTACAAGGTGTCCCGGTTTACCACGATGGTGGTGTGGTCGGTGACAAGTCTGCAACTAGCTCTTATGATCCGAAGTCCGTCACACGAAGTGGTGGAACTAACAATGAGTACGTCGATAACAGTACCTACACAGTGAACATGAAGGTCGAAGGTGGAAGCTCCGGCAACCGCCGAGAAGACAAGAAGTACGCTCGTGAGATGGCTACTGAGATTGACAAGCAGCTTGCCAAGATGAAAGAGGACCGTAAAAGCCGATTGGCTAAGTCCATGAAAGATGACTAATGACGATGGGTAGCCCCGCTGGTTTCGGCCAGCGGGGTTAACCTGGGTTAAGGAGGATAAATGAAAGTACGCAGTCAGGTTTACCCGACAACGAACATCGTTCCTATTGATGGCGGTCACATCAAGGTGACCAGTGATCAGGAACTACATGATCGATCCCATGACACTGAATTTGTGGATGTAGCGAACCAAGGGGTCTTTGACCTCTCATCGCAATCTGGCACGGTAGCTTCCCTTGGAGGTGGTCTATTTCACCTTCAGACGCACGGAGGCTTAGACTCAGCCGTTTGGCAGTATCCTACGGCTTACAACGTGCAGGACGACCGTCAAGAGCTTAGCATGTATCTGGGGGCCTATGAGCCCATAAGTGTTAGTAGTGGCACCGACATATATGCAAACTTTACCCTCGATGAAGGAGGGCTTGGTGAGAGGCTGGAATTCCGAGCCTCCTATGACATGGATCTAAGCCAGTATGAACTCAGGGTCCAGTTCGAGGAAGCAGGGGGTAACACCACTAAGACCTTCTACTCAGACGATCCAGGCTTTGATTGTCGCATCGTCATCAAGGGTGGCGGCAACTTTGTGGCCGGGTTCGTTAAGGATGGTGAGTTTACCAAGGCTTTTGAAGCTAAATTCACAGCCACACAGATGAATGCTGCGCTGGCCATTCAGTCTAGCGCTGAGGTAAAGATAAGGCTGGGTATGTTCAGGGCTATCCCTTACTTGGACTTACCTTCCAGAAACGCGTCCACGGCTCCGGTGTTCGCATCATCGGTAGGCACCACTCTTTACTACGACGTGTTTCCGGCCTACCCCGGAACGATGGAGGCGACCCTATGGGGAACCGGTGTTAACCTAGGTCAAACCGATACCGCAGAGGTCGAATTCACAGACCTCCCTATCGGCGAAGACCCGCTGAGGTTCGCGGTATCACCTGTAGAGGAACTGTATGACGACGCTCAGTCGGATCTCAGATGTAAGGAATTTGGCGAAGAGGCTGAATACTTCAATGGCAACGTCAAGATGCACAACGAGTGTGTATGTGACGGCTCAGCTATGGATGACAGCAAGCTCTTCGTCGAGGTAACCGGTGGCAAAGGTGTTGGCAGGGCGTCGTCTCCGAGGCGGGGCGACGAGAAGATGGAGTTCATCGTTGAAGAAGCTCTCAACGACGGCTACGGTAGTGTCAGGCAATACGGTGAGAACTTTGACTTCAGCCGTATCAGTCACGACCTGGGTACCTCGTTCACGTCTGACAGGACCATCAAGTTTCTGAGAACGCTGGAGATGGACAGCGGTGATAGGGTCTATTACGGAGTGCTCTACACGCCCCTTGAGTCCAGACAGATTGACTTCGGGTTCAACTCTATTAGCTCGGAAGATCCCGCATGGGAGCTTGGGCGTGCTGATACGGGCGCTGTGATAGATTCAGACCCGACTGGATCATCTGCTCCTGCCAGCAGAACACTGGACAAGGGTGTTTATTACTACACCGTGTCCAACGCGGATGCCGAGGTGTTCTGGAGTTCAGCAGACTTCCACATACTGTCAGCGATGCCTGACATGCTCAGTCGGTACGACAGCGATGAGTCAGCATCGGCGACCCCCGAGGGTGAAGGCAACTACTCAGAAGGTCTTCGAGACCACAAGATGTTCTTCGAGGTCAAGGAGTACAGGGCTGAGCTAGTGGTGTTCCATCACGATCGTTGCAACAACACGATGACACCGTACATGGGAGGCGCGCTGGATGTATCTCTCAGGAGTGACAGTCTGGCAGCAGTTGAGACGCTAGACGGGAACGTCGCTCTTATCTACGAGGCGATGGACGATTACAACGTCTGGGGGAATCGGTCGAGCGAGTTGGCTTACAAGGTTCTGGATCTTGATGCAGGTACCTTCTCGGCGCGGGAGTCACTGAGGTTTCCTAGCTACATCGTGGAAGGTAGCGCTGGCATCAACGCATTTGACGCCGTAAGAATAGAAGACAACGTTCACTTCATCCTCACACCTGAGTTTGACGAGAAAAAGGCTTGGAGCCCAGATCTTTCCTCCGAGCCCCTGACATTTGCGGCCAAGCTTACAACCGAAGGTGCCGACATGAGTGGCTTCGAGTTCAAGACTGGTCGGGACACCATTTACTCCCCGGTGTCAAGCTCGTTTATCCAGTCGACAAGCGGGGCTGAGGCTCTTACAAATCTGTACCACCACGGGTACAGCATGGATGAGCTTTTCACCGAGTCCTACATCAACTCCAGCATGGATCATCCGACTCACCCCGCGTCCTTCCCTTATCTGCGGGCGCAGTATGATGAATCACGAGACGAAGTCCTTGTTGCTATGTTGAACCAGCGAAATCGCGCCCCCATGATCATTTCTGGCAGCGGTTCTGAATGGAGGGAGGTCGCACTGCCAAGACATTTCGACTTTTATTCAGGAGGTATCAGAAATGTTGGACACGATGCCCAGAAGTATACACACCTGAAGTCATTGTCAGCATGTTACGGCGCAGACGGAATGATTTACTCGTTGGCCGTACGAGGCGTGTATCCTACCGCTCCGGCAGACTTCCCGCCGCGAACCAGTGAGCTAGCTGTTATTGATCCAGCTGTAGAAGAGCCGCTGGTCTATATCCCCAACACAGGGAGTGACAGATGGGAGGGAGCAAACTTCGGTGACAGCCGTGGCACCACGGCGGTAAACGGTGACTACGCTCGCTTCTCAGGGCATCTGTACCGTTTTCAAACCCTTCCGGTTTGGAACGCATACCAGCAGGCTGACGGCGGTGGGTTAGGTATCGAGTCTGCCCACCTGACGCTCGACGACGGCTACCTCGTTGCTACGCTGGGCACAGAAGATCCAAGACCTGGGGACGCTATTAAGAGGTATCCGTTGATCTACCAAAGCTGCATGCAGGACGAAGCGCCTTTCGGGGTGCCACTGGATGAGGTCTGGTTGCCTGAGTATGAGGACGATACAGACTACTTGGTAGAGCATGTTGATGGACCCTATCCCGAAACATGGCACTCCGCTCGTATCGAGAATGGCTACAACGATGGAGTAGACATCCATCAAGCCAAGGTGTCCAGAAAGCTGGATGCCGTTAGCGAGCGCATGCACAAGGCCCCTACTGGTTACAGGTTCTCGGCTCGGTTGCAGCGAGAAGGGGATGAGACCTACTTTGCAAACAACTTCATCTTCGAGGCTACGGCGGTCAAGGAGTGGGAACCAGATCTGCACACAGAAGCTAGGTGCAGGATGGTCTACAACGGGAAGCAAGTAGACTGCCGAGTCGGAGATGGAGATGGAGGCTGGACGTCAGTTGGTACACTATGTGGCCTCGGGGCTTCCGATATCCGGGACTTCCATATCGTAGTGCAGCACCACGACAACGCTCAGGATCGAGGTCGTAGGTTCAGGGCTATCTTCTTCGTCAAGACGAATGAGCACGCGAACAGGTCTCAGGGCGTTCATGCCTATGACTACCGTACGAAAGCTGTTAGCAAGAGGGGGACCGGCGTTGCTCAAACCATTGGCACGCCGGGTGCCGATCACGCCACGGAGTTCGCATGCTTCTTTGATAACTCAACAGTTGATAACACCGACGCAGTCCTGTTGCACGAGATGGGATGGGGACTACTCAGGACTCCCGGTCTGTTGAGCGAAGTAATCGGGTTTGATGAGAGCTTCGCTAATGGAGAACAGAATAACGGGGAGGCAGTCGGAGTTGGCGGGGAAATCGTCCTTGATGGAGAGAAGTGGAGAGACTTCAATGATGTCAAACTGTTTAGCCACTCTGGTCAAGAGCCGGTTTACTCCTACAGGGTTTCCGAGGGAAGACAGGGTAGCAAGGTGTCAGACACCTACCACTGGCCAAATGGGTTCGAGTTCTTCTTTTCTGGAGAAGTCTCGTCTGACAGCGATAGGTGGATGCTAGACAGGAAGGTGCTGTCAAATATTCATGACATTCAGACGGATCGAGTCCACGGATATTACACGACGCTCACAGACGACACACCTGTTCACATCTGGGCAGACGCTCAGGACTCAGGTCTTGAGACCTTTGAGGCTGACACCTTCATCATCACGGGCGCTAACGTTCCCGAGGTGACGATTGTTGGCAAAAACAACATCGGTGACAACTGGACCGATGTGGATACCCTCGACCTTCGCAAGTATGAGACAGGCAATCTATTAACCCCGGTTAACTACCCTTCGGTCAACAGAAGTATCATCAAGATTGACAGGGCAGACTTCGAGGAAGGTCGCTTTTCCGAGTTCGTTCACTACCTAGGTGGAACTGATCCACTTTCGGCGAACAAGGCTGGTAAGATCGCCTCGTCGTTTAGCTCTACGATCTGGGTCGATACCAATGCCAATTACAAGTTCGAAGGAGAGCGGGCTGAGATTTTCGCAGACCGTGGAGCGTTGGTCCTCGATAACCCCGTTGGGTACAGGTATCTCGGCATAAGGATTGATCCCTATCATACTCACGAAGGCAAGTTCAAGCTGCACTCGTTTGACTTCGGTCGTTCTTCGTCGGTCCCGCTGAAATACGGCCATGACGCAGGCACCGGGGCTTCTCAGGAAGCAGAGACTGAGGTCAATTTCGTGTTTGACGAGCAACCTTACACCTCCAAGAAGTACAGCCTCAGAAAAGAGTTTGAGCTAGAGTACAGCCTTACTGACGCGAAGACGCTGTCGAAGCTGCGATCCGTGGTCAAAGAGGTAGGTGTGAGCCGCAAGGCCGTGTGGGTCTTAGAGAACAATGGAGCTTACAAAGAGAAGGTCTACCAATGCTTCATTGAAGATGGGGCGACGTACACTCCGTTGCTAGATGATGACGGAGAGAGGTATTACAAATTTGAGATGACACTCAGGAGTTCGGAATGAAAAGACTATCCATCAATCACCCAATTGAAACCGACATCGTAAACAAAGAAGAGTTTTACGATGGTGAGTACGAGTTGCAACCCCTGGATTCGAGTACGCCCTATGACGCCACCGTCGTGGTTCCGGGGTCCGAGTTGAGCCGAGTGGTGCCTACATATATGACGTTCAAGGGCAAGAATGACCGGCTCCCCATCGCGGGAGATCATCGACGCCGAGTCAAGCCACGCTCGTTTGTCCAAAGTGGGTTCCGTTTCGACGACCTTGGTGACATCGAGGAAGACGACCTGTCGGGAGTCATGCCGTCAAGTTTCAGTGACCCCTTCGACCTGAAGTATTCCTTTGGGAAGAGGTCTGAAGGCGGCACTCTTGGTCAGAGTAACAAAGGAGTTGTTGACTACAGACGCCTGAAACTGTCCGGGGATGACGACGGGTCTGTGATGGCATCGATCGATAACCCCCGGCTTCACTCGCACAAAGGAGAGTTGTTATTCTTGGGTGAGATGGTAGACCCAAGGGATTCGTCCAAGCAGCACGTTCGTCTATATCGGCACAACGAGCAGACAGATTTGTTCGACTTGGTCAGGAAGTTCAACGACATCCCTATTGATGACGTGAGCGTGACGACGGCCAGCGACTCTACGTTGCAGCACGGGTCACCAGACATGTGTACCCTAGGAGATGAACTGATTGTAGCATACCGCTACGTCGAGAGGATCGACGAAGAGGGTGTAGACGATAAGAACTACATCGCGACATGGAAGACCTCAGATCCTGACATGGTGGAGTGGGTGAACTCGTCTCAAGAGGTCACCGGGTCTTTCGGGGTGGATTACGACAGGCCGGATAGCGACTCCATCTCAAACGAACTCCATCCAATTGGCTCCTATGGGGATCACGGCTTCAGACTTAGAGTAGCCGCTGGTGCAGACACCCTGTGCTTGGTCTATTACGGAACGAAGTGGGACGATTCAGATAAGACTCAGCTGCGAGACATGAGAACGTTTGTGTCATACGATCGTGGCCTGTCGCTGGAGACCAATCAGAGTCATTACGCTCAGTTCTCAAGAATCGGTAGTGACTATTCATACGCGGAGTCCGATCGTTACGTCGGTCTGTTCTCTTACTTCACTCCTACTGAGTATATGACTCAGGCCGAAAGAGATCACGGCGTATTCAGTGTCAATTTCGATCTGTACTTCGATGAACAAATGGGTAGCTTCGTCATCCTAAAAGGAGGCGACCCCGACACGTATTCCACTAGGACAAACCTCGATAGTGCAAATTATCTGATGGGCCTGAAGACTCTCGACGGTGACTTCCTGAATTGGGAGCCATGTGTCTCATGGGAGATCAAGCCCGGCAGGACATCCGGTGGGGTCAGAAACGGTATGGTCTCGATGCCGAATGATCAATTCAAGGTCGAGGATGTATCCGTTATCCCCGGTAGGACAAAGAATAGCCTTCTCATGCTTCTGAGGTGCGGAAGGGGTGGTAATGAGCCGCCTAACCGGCAAGACGTACTAATGGTCCACAGCGAGTTCACCTTTGTGGATTCCAACCTCATCAAAGGCGGGAGCAGCGACGTCCTTCCAGTCGGGTTTGGAGGGAAGTTTCACGAACGCTACCTCTTTTGCTCCAGCCCGGTCAACAGGTCTATTTCAGGCATGCAGACCAAAGGAGTTCAGGAGAATACCGGCTTCATTGACCTTGTGCTCCACGACCTTACGGCGTGCGGTTACAGGGGACAGAACTTATTCACCGCGAAGAGGGAGGAATATCTGAGGAAGTCCTCCCTGAAGGGGTACGCTGTTTCAGCGCCTGTCGCTAATTTAACCGAGGTTAAGCCCTATCAGTTCAACACCTCTCGGTTCATCCTTCCTCATACATCGTGGGGCTTTGAGCAGAACAAGAATGCGAATTCCTACACTGTGTGGGAAGAGGACGCTGACGGAGAACTGTTCAACTGGTGCAGGGCACCGTCTTCTGGTGACTACGTCTATGGTACCATGTCTGGAAGCTCCGGGCTACTCTCGGCGTGGGATCGCTCAAGTAGCAGTATCTACGGCCATTACAAGATCAAATTCAATTTCAAGCTTCGCGACTTTAGTAGCGCACCATCTTCAGGTGACATCAAGATCGCTGAGATAGGTGACTACACGCTCAGGATGACCTATGGGGGCACGCTAGAGGTCTATGACTCGGCTGGTACTACCAAGCTGGGAACTGTGTTCAGTGAGCAAGACGAGACCAAGGGGTATCAGGTTTTATTACACTACGGTCGAAGTATGGTGTCTCTTAACGAAGACCGGTTGATGATGTGGTGGCGAGAGCTAGGATCTGACACATGGACCCCGAGTTCCCAGGAACTTACTGACACAGGTGACTTTCCGATTGGCAACGGTGAGATCTCTTTCGGCTTCATGGATAGCAACGGGTATGGCGGCGTCGAGGTTGGCATCGGGGACATCCAAATCAGTACCGAGCCGCTGTACGAACCGGTGTTCACATCGACGAGGCTCAGGCAACCAGATGGTGATATCGAAGGAACCACCCGAGGTCACGTATCTGCTTTCGACGACGTAGACTGGATGGAGGTGTACAGCGACACCGTGGAGCTAGCAGACGGTAGCACGGTCTTGTTCAGCGGGGGAGGATCTCCTTCGGTAGACGGTGACGAGTTTGTGTACGGCCCGACAAGGGGTGTCAACTACATCGGCAATATTGTGAACGGGATGGCTAACTCCATCTTCGACTTCACAGATCGTTTCGACACCAACAAGGGGTACGAAGAGATTGTCTTCGAGAATTCCAACATGGAGTTCTTCGATTGCTTCAGCATGGTCAACCTGACGGGCTGTTACGGTTTCGACCTAATCACCGGCAACTACGATGGTACCAGTTGGTCTAACACCGATGTGTCCTCATACACGTTCCCTTCTGTGGAGTTGACTCATACCGGCTTCACACAAGGGACAGGTATGACAATCGAAGAGTCCTTTGAAGAAGGAGCCCTGAAGGGCTACAGCATACTGGTTCACAACCCGGACACAAATACTTGGGACGCTCAGTATCTCATCAAGGAGAGCTTCGATTCAGTGATTGTGCTCGATCGCTCTCCTTCGGTTCCCTCCGGTTACAAGATTTACCTGATGGCTAGTGCAGCCTCGTTTGATGTACCTGAAAGAATGACCACATCGGCGCACACGCACATGGGTATCCGCTTCAAGAGTCCGGGGTCTGCCGCAAGGCGTTCGATTGGAGAGGTTGTGTTTGGCCGTTGGATTGACTGGTCTGATTGTATCGTGGAATCTGAGTCTGAGATGTTCAGCAACTTTGGTCTCGTGGAATCAGACTTTGGATTTTTGATGCCTGAGCTTTCGTATCAGGGCAGCGTGGCCACTCATATCACGCTGACGGCTGACAATCTGCCACCGGAGTCAGAAGAGTACGGTCGTCTGTTTTACTCGGTAAACTCGATGTTCGAGCTAGAGAAGCCATTCCCCTTGGTCATCGCTCACACAGATGGTATCGAGACGCGTTACGTCTCGGTCGAAGGAGGCTTCTCTTCAGATCCAGATGGGATCTACAAGGAGATCGAAGTCCCCTTGATTGATCATGATTGGACTGTAGGCAAGAGCCCTACCAAGAAGGCTAAGACTCCAGTAATTGAAAGTATCTCGGTTGACAAAACGACGATCCTCCCCGGAACACAGTTGACCTTTTCAGTCATCGCTACCGATCCACAGGGCGACACGCTCTCATACGAGTGGGACTTCGGAGAGGGTACCCAGAGTGGTTCATCGACGAACGATGCCATCTCTCATACGTACAACGACTTAGGGACTTACACCGTCCAGTGCAAGGCGACTAATACCGCTGGGTACACAGATATCAGAAGCATGACGGTGTTTGTCGAAGAGAGTGGAATCGTGGGCTACACGCTTTCTTACCCATCGCTGGTCAACACACTGAACGAGGTGAAAGTAACGGTGACGGGTGTGGACGCACAAGGGGGTACGGTGACGTATGACAACTCCATGCCCATCACCGCTGATACCGGAGAGTACAACCACTTCGATGTCAGAGGTTATGACGCAGATGGAGAGTACAACCCGGAGTGGATTTTCACCAAGAGTATGATCACCGGGGAGGTTGCGTTCATCCTCACGCCTCGCTACAACGGAGAGTACGAGATTGACTTTGTGGACAGAGTTGGCCGCACGGAGACGGCCACCATCACTGTTTCTGAACCTGCTGGGTTCCCCAGCGCAACCATTACGCCGACGACGTTGCTCGACATCAACGATCAGATCACAGGAATGACTCTTACTAGTCGCGAGGAAAATGGAGTTGAAACGCTGTTCTTGGCCTTTACAGACGGCGAGACCGTCAAGAGGATGGACCTCGATGGCACGGTGGTAACGACGGGTGAATTCTGGGGATACGATAACTCGGTGTGGGCTATTGTGGAGATTGATTCTGTGACTGTAGACCCCGATAATTCCGGTCAAGATCTGTCACCTGAAGCTCTTGTTTACTACATGTTTGCCGACGGAACGATTGGAGCCAGTGACGCCAGCGGAGAAGGACACTTTTCGGTCCCCGTTGTAAACTATGGCCTCGGTGACGGACAGTTTGCTGTCTGGAACAAGAATGGGCTCCCCCAGCGTGGAAGCACACTGGGGGGTGAGGAACTGTTCGTAATAGACGATAACGTTATCAGGAAGTTCGAGCCGACAAGCGATGGCAGCTGGCTGGAAGAGATTACAACGGGTCAGTGGCCAATCGACGTAGACAGTGGCTTCTCCGCGTACTGCATCACTGTGTCTGAGACAGGAGAGGTGTTCTTCGCAGACGGTATGGATAGAGTATGGGAAGTAGATCGTGAAACAGGTGCCACTACTCTACTCGGGACAGTCAGTGGCACCATCACCACCATCGTGGTAGACAGAGCGGCGCACGCCGTATATGTGGGCGACGATACAGGCGTGATTACTTCCTTTGACACCACTAAGTCCTACACGTATTCAGCCTCCGGGACTCCTAACTGGTCTGTTGACCCATTCACTGTGAGCATGGTTCCGTCTAAGCTGGCGGTAGACAAGCACGGTGACGTGTATGTGGGCACTTATGATTTGGTGGCAGGTGGTGGATCGGACTCTGTTGTTTTCGCCCGACTCTCTAAGGCAGATGGTTCAACGGTCTGGAACTCAGACGGTGCTATCGGTGTAGACTCATTTGGAGGGTTCGAGCAAGTAAACGCAATCGAGGTGGACCCAGATGGGGATATATACCTCGCCCTTGGTCAATTTACAGGGCATATTGTGAAGGTGACTCAGGCTTAACCCAGGTTAATGGAGAAGTTATGAAGGATTACGCAATCAGAATTAAGGTGAACGGCGAGCCTTACAGGTTCGCCACTCACAGGTTGACGATTGAGGAAACGATCGGGGGCGAGTCTTACGAGGGGAACTACCTTCCACTGGTCACACAGTTTGAGCCAGCTAAGATGGAGGTAGGCTTCGAGTCTGGTTCCCCGGTCCCGACGCTCAACGTGGGTGTCTGGGATGGAGTACGCGACTTCATGAAGGAGTTTCGTGACGTCGACTATGAATCCGCCGAGGTCACAGTCTTTTTCGTCAAGGACAGGAAGGAAGTGCTAGGCGACTTCCGGGGCTACATGACTGACGTAGACTTTGGCGAAGGAGTGCTCAGCTTTACCGTGCGTATGTACGAGGATGCAAAGGCTGACGGCTATATGTCGAAGTTCACCCCTCGTTCATTCCAGTATTTTCAGATCATGGCACCCCGTGAGGTCGACGTAGGTCTCGACTTTACGCCTTATGATGACTGCCCTTGGACCGTAGCAAGTGGCCGGATGAATCCGGCTGTATACGGTGGAGCGTCAATAGCTGAGTTCGAGGTCGCCGACTGGCAAGACGGTAGCGGAGACTATTACAACGACAGATTCAAGAATTGGGATGTTGAGGGTGACAAGACAGAGGCCAATGCTATCTTGCCGCTGGAATACTTCTTGGCGTACATCGAATACCCCGATGATGACCCCACGACGTCGTTCCCGGAGGGGAACGCTGAGACTAAGCACGCTTGGCAGACCGACGCACCGAATACCATCATTACAAACATTGATGATGGCAGTTGGGCCAAGCTGGGTAGCCAGTCCCCCGAAGATCCGTGGACGATTTATCACGAGCCGCTTCAAGGTGGCTCCAACAACGAGTGGCAACCCGGTGACCACTACAAGATCGAAGTCATCAGAGGCGGTGGGGAGTACGAGCGGGCTACTACCTTCAAGAGAACTACTGCTAAAAGGCTCGCCAATAACGGCTTTGGTGACTACATGCTCATCTTGAATATGCCTAGAGATAGAGTCGTTGGATCTGAGAGAGTTGGCAACTACTTCATTGAGTGGACGTTTGATCCCAATGTAGGTGACTACGGTGAAATGAAAGGAGAGAAAAAGAAGCTGTTCCCTGAAGGCCCCGGTGAAGTTATCCTAGGTCAACCCCACCAAGGGAACTACCGTGTCATTCCATACGAGGCCATTGGCTCACCGGATGGAGGCGATGACGACGACAGGCTTGCGCTAGATCTTCCAAATGAGGCCCCTATTCTCGACTATCTCTCCGAGATCAGACAACTGGTTGAAAGCGGTTGTCACGTAAGACCTGTTCCAAACGGGGCACTGACTGACAACCATGACAGGGTCTACATCAGACTGAATGGGTTCTATCCATTTGACCCTGAAGCTGACTCCGAGTTGTCTACAGGCTTTATCGACGCAGGCCAGACCTACACCCTTGAGTTCGATAACGATGACCCGACGTCTGATACCCAGACGGTGACCAGTGAGATCCGGGAGATCTACAGGTTCAAGATGATTGAGGACATCGGGGCTGCGGCGACAATGGATCAAACGGGGTTTGCAGCGCTAGAGATCCACAACCAGTCACTTCCTGAGTCAGACAAGCATGAGTACGCGCTGTCTCACCGGGCAACGGTTAGAGATCTGTACGGCCAGCTTCAGGCTCACGACCCGCTCAAGTTCTTATCGTCTGAGTACATAGTTGGACACATCGACTTCCATGTTGACAACACGACCGGTGGCGATGACCTCTTCGTGCCAGATGGCAACGGTGATGACATTGCAGAACTGTTTGTAGACAGGCTGCGAGGGCTGCGATTCGACATGATGAGACCGCTCTCCAGTCTTGTTAGAGAGGGGACGGTTGTCAAAACGGGGTACAACGACCCTGAGAACGTGAACTACAAGGAGTTCAACGGGGCTCTTCTGGGACAGGCTTCAGGGAAGTTTGGCGTCTGTATTAGCTCCGAGTTGAGACGGGACACCTCCGGCAACTGGTTCGAGAGGTGTTACTTCTCGGTGCCCACTGAATACGGGAGCCGGTATGAAGCCTTGAAGAAGCCAGACGTTGCACTCGACGAGAACGGAGATCCGGCTGAGAATCCGTACAGCTACACCGAGTCCTACAAGCCGGACGAGGATGACTTCGTAAATACGCTCAGGTTCAAGCGCGGAGACCTCACTGAGAAGGACATTGATGAGTTGGGTACAGACCTTGAGAACGAGGAAACGGCTGAGAAGTATTTCCATGCCCGTCATTTCAGGGTAGTTCGAAAGCCGGTCCCCGAGAACGGGGCTGACCTCGGTTCGTATTTCCCACTGGCGTACGGCCACCAATACAACGTCCCCATGATGCAGGCCGTGAGCAAGAAGGTGATGCTCAACAACAGCCTGTCAGCTGGTGACGACCTGTATATCTATGCTGCCAACAAGTGTGCTGTAGAGAGCGCAGCCGATATTGACATCGTGGTAGGGAAGAAGGAAAACGAGGGGCCGTCTGAGAGGGAGCTGAGGGGCATGCAGAAGCATGTGGTACACTCACCCTTCCCCAAGGTCTTGGATAACCACTATGAGGAACACAGGGAGGTTGTAGACCCATATACGAGGGAGACCCACCGGTCTGTTGAGTATGTAGGCAAGCTTTACGACCCCTATCACAAGGTGACTACCGCTGAGACGCGTGACGGCCAGCGGCTTCAAGCCGTCAAGCTGAGGGGTGGCGAATGGAACTGGAAGCTAGGCTCTCTTGACAGACGGTTCGCTATCAGAAACGGTGTGGGCTCATCTGTCCTCTACGCCTCATTTGCCGGACAGGTAGACGAGGCAGGCAGGTTTATCGAGCGCGGCGGCGTCCTAGTTCACCCGCTCGATATTCTGGATTATCATATCTCGACTTATGGAGAGTATCCATTTGGTGAGCGACTGATCGATCGAGCAAACATCAAGAAGGTCAAGGCGCAGACCCCTCACTACGAGGCGTCGGTCTTCATGACGCAGCCTTGGAATAGCTCGAAGCTCATCGAAGAGATCTGTCACCAGTTCGGGTTCTTCTGGTACATGCGAGACGGGAAGCTCCAGTTCGGAGTCCTGGATATCAAGCAGGTGCCGGATTGGAACAACCCGCTGTGTTACAACTTGAACCTTGGCAACAAGGTGAGCGAGGGGGACAAGGGCTATCAGAAGCTGTACAACCGGGTGGTCTACGAATACCGTAAGAACCGAATCACAGACACCTTCGAAGGTGAAATCCTTCTGAATGCCTCGAACAACGAGTATTGCCGAAGAGCCGACAAGGCGAAGGGGCAAGCCAGTGAACTCAGTGTTCAGGCCGACTTCGTCCACCAGCCAAATGTGGCGCGGGACGTGGCAACTCGGCTGGCTCGGGTCAACTCATCTCGTAAGATCTCGTATAAGTGTGAGGCTCGTTATGACAAGGGGATCTCGTTTTATCCCGGTCAGTTCGTGCCGATGACATACCCGCCGTATGACATCGTAGAGGAACCGGTGATGATCAAGTCGATCAAAGAAGGGTGGCACAAGATGGAGCTAGAGGTTGTGCGCTTCCCGAACATTTTCGCAGATGTTCAGGATTACACACGCGATATCGTTCCCTCCAAGTCAGACGATTGCAGCACCTTCTTCGAGCCGTCCTAAACTAATTTAGAAAATTCGGCCCTGAGCGGAAAGTTTAGCCCCTAGGTTCAATTCTTTTATTGACGGAATAAAAGGACACTGGACCTAGGGCTAAAATGGTTTTAATCGAGGTTAACGACTACAGGTCGCAGCTAAACGGGGTTACGACAAAACTTATCAAGATCCTTCGTAGGTACCTGCGCCAAGAGAATGACTTCTGGGCGCGCAAGCACAATCCAAGGATGCCGAAGTACAAATACTTCGTCACCAAGAAAGGCAGCTTTCTCACCGGGTTCCTGCCTCGCGTCGTCACGCTGATGAAGCGTGCTGGCGTTGAGTACAAAATCGAGGACAAGAGGCGCATTCGCAAGATGCCAGACATGGGTGTCGCCAAGCTTCACCTCGATGACATGGAGATCGGCGGCAACCCGCTGAAGCTCAGGGACTACCAGCTTGAGTCATTGGTCAGGGGTTACAAGAAGACACGAGGTATCTTCGACCTCGCTACTGGTGCCGGTAAGACAGTCATCATGGCTGCGCTGGTCAAGACGTGGCGCAAGAAGACCCTCGTCGTAATCAACTCCAAGGATCTCGCTCAGCAGCTACGGGGCGAACTGGAAGAGTACATGGATGAGCCCGTGGGGTTCATCGGTGATGGGTTATGGCAACCCGAGCAGTTCACCGTCGCCATCGACAAAACGCTGACATCGTCAAAAGGCAAGAAGAAGCGGGCGCGCATCAAGAAGTATCTGGAGAGCGTCGAGTACCTTATCTTTGATGAGGTTCACCACCTCCAGTCGAACACATGGCGCTCAATTTCGAAGTCCTGCAAGAACGCTTCGCTACGCCACGGGTTCTCTGGTACACCGGAGACCTCTACTATCAAGCGCTCAGACGGCACTGAGGGTAACCGAGACGGACTTCTGGAGGGCTACCTAGGCCCTACCATTCATGAGATATCAACGAAGTGGCTCATCGACGCTGGGTGGCTTGCACGGCCTCTCATCAAAGTGGTGCGCAACGACGTGTATTTCGACTCCAACCCACTGACCTACAACAAAGAGTACGACCGGATCATTGTGGGCGATGAGTTCCGCAACCGGGCTATCTGTGAGTTGACGCTGTCGGAGTTCAAGGACAACGGTCAGACCATCGGGTTTGTCACACGGATCGAGCATGGTGAACGGCTCATGGATATGATGGCCACCGACTTCGGCATTCCGAAGGACGGGATGGCCTTCGCTCATGGAAGTTCATACTCACGAGACGAGGACATCGAGGCGTTCAAGCAGGGCGACCTGCCTATCCTGTTTGGAACCGTGCTCTCCGAGGGGCTGAACTTTCATTGCGACCTGGGAATCAAGGCTGGTGCCGGTAAGTCCGGTATCCAGACCAAACAGGAGATTGGTCGCATCCTGCGCAAAGAGAAGATGGCCAACGGCGAGGTCAACACTGACCGTGAAGAAACGGTCACATTCGTCGACTTTCAGGACAACGGGCATCCGTGGTTCGCGAAACACGCTCGACGCCGGATCAGAACGTACAAGGCTGAAGGGCACGAGTTAGAGTATGTCGATGTAGATGATCTTTTGAAATAGGAGAAGATATGCTGAGAGGCAAGAGACTGGCTAAGTTGTATTCCAGATTCACCAGCGCTTACCGCGAGAACGTAGGGATGACCTTCAAGTTCAAGCGCGGTGAGAAAGGGAGAGTCAAGAACATGTTCACCTACACTTCGGAAGCGATGGGGATACGTGACGCCTCGCGCTTCGATGAGGTGCTGGACATGATGATGAAGTACGTCACTGAGAAGACGAAGGAATGGCTGAAGTGGGATAGCAAGAGGCGTAGCAATTACTTGGGCTTCTTGGAAAAGCAAGACGAGATTGAGATTTTCGTTCGCGGCGAGCAGATCACAGAGGGTGCCGACACATCGGCAGCTGATGGCCTGGAAATCGCGGGACGCTCCGACGAAGCAAGCTGGGACTTTTAACCGAGGTTAACGGATGGCAGACGGCATCGATCCATTTCTGATGTCCTATCACGGTGGAAGGCTCGCTCGCTACAAGGAGCGGATCTTCGGTAAGTACGATGAAAGCAACAAGGAGGAACGAAAAGAGGCCACACGAGAGTTCACATACAAGGCTCGGTTCTGGCAAGCAAACGTCCAGTACCACGACCTTGAGGTGGTGATGCACGAAGACATCATGGAGCGGACTATCAAGGAGTACGACCTTGTAGACGAGATGCCCGCTCCGGGGACAATGAAGGGGTACGAAGACCTGTTCTCCGAGTACGTCAACCGTATCAACCAAGAGGTGTACGACAACGGGCTTTCGTTCGTGTTCTTTGGAGTGAACGAGACTGGCAAGACGATCACGGCTGCTCACATGCTGTGCTCGGCGATTGAGCGTGGCCTGAGCGGCTACTACATTCCGTTCAAAGACCTGCTGAACCTGTACAACAACGCTGAATTCGGCAGAGAGCCGGAAGCCAGCAAGATGTGGCAGTACATCAAGGACTGCGACTTCCTCGTGATTGACGAGATAGGCAAGGAATCGAAGGTGACCGAGAACGTTCTCGGAGTCTTCGAGCAGATCGTCAAGCATCGCACCGAGGAAGTGAAGCCCACCATTATGGCTACCAATATCAACTTTCCGCACAAACGCGTGCAGCAAGATGATGGTAGCTCGAAACGAGAGGGTGGGTTCTTCGGAAGGTACGGGAACTCAGTGTACAACTCGTTAATCACGAACTACCGCATCATCGGTTTCTCGAAGGGCGGGCAGTTCAGGAAACGCACACGAAGGAAGTGGTTCGATGAGTCTTGAAAAGAAACTACTAACGGGGTGTCTGCAAGACGAGTCGGTGTTACTGAAGGCCAAGCGTGCCAAGCTGGAACCGAAGCACCTTGAGGAAGGAGTTTACAGGTACCTCTACGCTGCGATGCTGGAAATCAGCAAGGTTGACACACCTGCCCCCGAGGTGGTCAAGCAGTACATCCAACTCGACGACAAAAAGGATTCAGACGATAAGAAGGCGCTGAATGAACTGGTTGACTCCCTTTCCAGTTCGAGTACGGTCGGGGCCGGGTTCTCCCTTGAGAAGCTGAAGGACGTTCGTGCAGAACAAGAGGCGTTCCGTCTCTTGAGCGATATGTCCAACAGTCTTCTTCAAGGGGAAGATCTAGATCAAGTCCTACCGGAGTTACAGCGTCGCTCACGGGAGATCAACGCTCAGGAAAGCGACTATGAGTTGTTTGACTACAGTGAGGACTGGTCGACTCGACAGATGGAGCGTCAGGAGTTGGGAACGACTTCTGCTATCACGATGTCGATGGCCTTGAACATGAGCCCGTTCAAGAAGTATTTCCCTCGTGGTATCCAACCCGAGGAACTGACGGCGGTCGCGGGTCCGACCTACGCCGGTAAGAGCGTCTTGCTCACCAACCTGATTCGCGTAGCGGCGCACCCCGAGAACGGGATGAACGTTCTCTACGTGTTTGCTGAGAACCGTAAGGTCCAAGCAGCGTCTAGACTGGATGCTATCGTGTTGGATCGCGAATATGACACCCTTTATGAGAACAACCTGAAAGACCCGGAGGGTGACTCATTCTTCAAGACGGCTCAAAAGGAGGGGTGGGGCAAGATCATCTTAGGGAAGGTGACACCTCGCCAGTTTACTGCCGATACCATCCGGCAGATGATCGAGGAAATCAAAGAGGATCGTGGCATCGACATTGATGTTGTCGCGATTGACTCACCGGATCATCAAGTTCCGGTCGACGCAGGCGATCAGTGGTGGCAGAACAAGGGTTTGGTGTATTGGGACAACAAGGCGCTGGCTGAAGAGCTAGAGCTCATCATGTTGTGTACCCTGCCCATGAAGGCGTCATCGGTTGGAAACGGCAGCGTCAAGTCTGAAGACGTCGGTGGCAGCTACGACATCGCCAGGATCTGCGACAACCTCATCATGTTCAACGTGGACCCCGAGGATAGACTACTTAACCGGGGTAAAATTCAGGTCACGAAGACTCGTGACAACTCCACTGACAACAAGATTATTTACTTCTACTTCGAGAAGAACCACCGGTTGCTACCGTGGCACGAGGTGTTCAACGGTAGCGTAGACCCGACTGGTGAGGCGGATGAGGACAAGGTCTACCGTATCAACCAGTTCAAGCAGAAGTTTACCAAAGAGAAGAAGAAAGAAAAGGAATACGAGACTGTAGCAGGTTTCAACGTCAAGAAGAGGAAAAAGAAGGATGAGCAAGGAGATGACGGATAAGGAGAAGGATCTCAATCAATATTTCACCCCACCGGGCCCGGTGGCCCTGCTGTATGAATACCTCGACTACGACGTGAATGAGTTCAACCGCAAGTCGCGGGTACTAGAGCCCTGCGCTGGCGACGGAGGTGTAGCGAACGTCTTCGGAGCGTATGGGCACCCGATTCAGACCAATGACATCGACCCGAGTCTCGAAGCTGACCTCACCACTGATTTCCTGAAGGCACCGGTTGAGAAGTACATTCAGCCGGATTGGGTCATCACCAACCCGCCATTCACCATTCGGATCGACGGGGAACTCAAGAAGGCATCCGACTTCGTCAAGAAGGCTATGAAGGTGGCCCGCAAGGGTGTCGCCTTCTTGGTACGCTCTAGCTTTCTGGAGCCTTGCAACGATCGTAAGAACCTCCTGAAGCACCGCCCGCCCAACAACATCATCATTCTGCCACGCATCTCGTTCACCCGAGACGGCAAGACGGATTCGGCGAACTATCACTGGCTCATTTGGCGCAAGTACGCAACGGATCTGTGGAGGACTGAGGTTGATGATGTGGTCTGGCGCACCCGCAAGGATGTGAAACGTGCCGCCGAGAAGTTCAAGCTGAGACCTGTGGAGTAGTTATGGAGCAGAACGAGAAGAGAACCAGCAAGATAATCGACTTTGTCGAAGCCCACTTCCCGGACGCAACAGCGCACAACCGTGGGCAGGGAGTGGAGTACAGGTTCCTGTGTCCGTTCTGCCACGGCGGCAACAACTCCGAGGCAGTCTTTGACCTCAACCCGGTTACCGGGGCCTGCCGGTGCTGGCGTGCCACCTGTGACTGGCGTAGTTCGGTAGAGTGGTTCGTGATGCACTACCTCGATGTCTCGTTTGAGCGAGCCGTCGAGATCGTCAGTGGAGAAAAGGCGAGCAATCTCGAAGAACTGAGGGCCGACTTACAGGTTCTTGAGAAGCAGTTTGAGCGCCGACATAAGCGCTCGGAAGTCGAACCTGAGCACGAGTCGATTGACACCTGGGTTCAAGGCTCGAAGCCGCTGAAGGCTCACCCCCTTCGAGAGAAAGTAGAGAGTTGGATCAAGGATATCAGGGGCTACGATGTTGATACCTTCTTGAGTCAGCACGAGCTATACATCCCACCTCAGATGGGGCAGTTCAAAGGGCGTGTTCTCTTCGAGGTAAAGTCTGACGGCGACCGGGCCTATCTGGCTTACGCTGTTGACCGATCGTTGGAGCGCAAGACGCTCAACCCGAGCGGCAAGATCTTGTCTCAAATGCTGTACAATTATGACAGGGTCAAGAACGGTAAGATCCTGTTCGTCTGCGAAGGGATCTTTGACTCCGCTCGTCTGCTCAGCTTTGAAGCCTATGCGACCAGTCTCTTTGGGGTCAATATTAGTCCGCGCCAACTCAGGTTGCTAGCAGACACTAAGGCCGAAGAGATCGTTGTCTGTCTGGATCATGGCACTGAAAAGAAGGCCCGCGATATAGCGACCAAGATCGGCGAGTTCGCTCCTGACAAGAAGGTTTCGATTCTGCGCATCAACGAGAAGCATTGGCAGATGGGGTTCCCGTTTGAGAAGGGGATGGACCCTGACGATTTGAGCGAAGAACAGTTCCTGACCTACTTCAAGTACCGCATACGCAAGTCTCAGGGGGAGCGAGACAGACTGAGAATAAAAATGAAAAAACTTGGGCGTATGCGGAAAAGTTAGGCGAGTTATGCAATTGTTAGAGTGAAGGGAAGAGAAGGCATGAATAAGGGCATTGAGAAGAAAGAGAAGGAACTACAAGAGCGCGTCGTCAGCCTGTTCAAGATTCACAAGCAGGACAGCGAGGGGCTAATTGAAGACATCAAGGACTATGAGACGCTTCTTCAACAAGAGTTGGGAAACGCCCCATCTGTTCAGGAAATCATTCACTATACTACTAAGATGAACGCGGCAGTGGCTCTTCGTCAGAGACACCAGAGTGTTGTTGATCTATACGGCACTCTTATCGAGGCGGCGGCTGGTGCAACGGGAGACTAGATGGAAGACGAAGGCGAGCAAGAGCAGACGAGCATGGAAGACCTCAAGGTCCAGCTGGACTCAGCGCTACCCCACATGGCTTTCGTTATGTACGAGGGTGGCGACAAGGTCGAGGGCGACATCATCGAGGGCTACTACAAAGGGGAGATTCGACTCCTTGTGATCGAAGTCTATGTCAACTTCCCCGATGGAATCGGTGTTATCGACCGTCTGAAGCTGGAGGCAGCTGAGGACGACGACGATTCCGCCGGGTTCTACACCGCTGTGGACTCGTTGGAAGAAGACGTGACGAAATACTTCCGGGACAACATCGAAACCCCGGATGCCAAAAAGATTCGACGTGAACTCAATTAACCGAGGTTAATGATGACCGAACAAGTTATGAGAGCGGAAGCAATCCTGAGAAACGTGGATTCAGTGTACATCGCTGGCCCCTACACTTCCGACCCCGACACCTGTACTGAGGCAGCAATTGGCGTCGGCAACGCAGTACGGGATCTCGGATTCCAGGTGTTCATCCCTCACCTCTTCCACTTCTGGGACAAGATTCATCCCCGAGGCTACGAGGACTGGATGGACCAAGATTTTCACTGGCTTGACCGCTGTGACATGCTCCTGAGCCTGCACGGCGCTTCACCCGGTTCAAACCGTGAGTGGCAACGCGCCACAAGCCACGGTAAGACGTGCGTCCTCGGCCTCCCGGCCTTCCGTCAGCGCATGGTCGACGAAGGCGTTATCGTCTGCCTCGTTGGCCCTAGCGGCGTCGGTAAGACCACGGTGGCAAACCTGTTGACCGAAGATGTCGGTGGGCTGGAGGTTGCGGTGAGTAACACCTCCCGGCCACCACGAGATGGCGAAGTTGAGGGAGAAGAGTACAACTTCCTGTCGCTCGGGGAGATGGAGGACATGAAGATTGAGGGCGAATTCCTGGAGTTCACGGAGTACGCAGGCAACCTGTACGGCTTCGCATCCGAGACCGTTGACGACATCTTCCTCCAGCGCAAAGACGCGGTCGCAGTTGTGGACAAGAACGGCCTCAACCAGATCCGGGAAGCCTATCCGGGTCAGGTCGTCGGGGTTCACTTGGTGCCGCCAAGTCTCAACGAGTTGGAGAAGCGGATGGCTGGGGACGGTCGCACCGACCTCGAAATCAACAGCCGTCTGACCAAGGCTGCTTCCGAAGTCAACGACTTGGAGGGCTGGGATTACACCGTGGTCAACAACGACCTCGACCGAACGGTGGCGCATCTGGAGGTCATCTATGAGTACGAACGAAAGCAAGCCAACTACCGACTCGAACGAACTCCAGTGTCGACCGAGCGACGGTCTCTATAAGGCCGACCACTCCGAGTGCCTTCGGTGTGATTCGAGGGCTCGCGGAATCTGTCGGGTGTATGCAACATACCTCGACAGGCAAGACGTAGTTGGCATTGTACGAGAGGCCAAAAAGGACACGGAATGATATGGAGTTTGCAGAACTATTCGACCTACTCTCTAAAGAGTGGGACAATGGAGCCGAAGAGGTGGGTCAACCGTGCAGCGGAACTCGGGTACGAGACGCTGGCGTTGACCGACAAGCAGACCCTCGCGGGGCTCCTAGAGTTCCAGAAGGAATGTGACAAGAACGACATCCACCCCGTTCTAGGAACGGAGTTCCTGGTCTCGCCTAACGTGGAGACCCGGAATAAGGCGATGAAGGAGAACATTCGGGGCGTCGTTCTACTGTACGCCAAGAATGATGAAGGGCTGAAGAACCTCATCGCTCTCAACAACTTCAGCAATGACAAGAGCCGGGGGTTCTACTACCGGCCAAGGGTTGACCTCGAAGTCATCGAGGAACACAGCGAAGGTCTGCTGTGCGTCGTGCCAACTGAAGACGGTTGGGGACGTGACGTAGAACCGAACTCGACGAAGCTGGACGTGCCGAAACGTCTGTACGATATCTTCAACATCTTTGGAGATGACTTCTACTTGGGCATGAATCCCGCAGCTGAAGATGAAGTCAAGGAGGTCAAACTGCGAAACGCCGCAGTGAGCGGCCTCGATATGAAGAAGGTCTACACCTTCAACGCTCACTATCCCGAGGCGCGACAGTCTCATCTCTACGACATTGTTCGCAGGATGGATGGTGATGGCAGGATGACGAAGAACCTGCCCCGAACCGTGGTAAACGGTTACCTCCCGTCACGAGACGAAATCGTCTATGACGAGGAACTGGATGCCGAGTGCATGAGCCATCTGGATGAGATCGCCGAGAAGTGTCAGGCGAGGATTCAGACCGGGACGTATTACATGCCCGAGATGGAGACCGAGACAGGGAGCGTCAAAGGCGACCTGTTGAAATACATCGGTGAAGGCGTCCTCAAGAAGCTGTGTCCCGACATCGCTTTCGAAGGCGAGTACCTACAGTCGCTTGACGAACTGGAAGCATACAGGGACGCATTCAGTCATATCTACGCATTCGAGCACGCCAGTAAGGGTGAAGTCGAGTACGAGAAGACTGTACCGTATCTCACAGCGGTAGCGGAACCGAGGGAGATATTCGAGCATAACCTGCACACCCTCGATGTCTACCTCGACCGTCTGAAGTATGAGTTCGAGATCATCGAGCAGCTGGGATACCTCGATTACTTCCAGATCATTCGTTACCTGTGTGCGTACATTGATGAACAAGGGCTTGGCCGTGGATTTGCGCGTGGTAGTGCGGCTGGCAGTCTCGTTTCCTATCTACTAGACATCACGAAGGTTGACCCGCTGAGGCACGGCCTCATTTTTGAGCGGTTCCTCAACCCTGATAGAAACGACCTGCCTGACATCGACCTCGACTTTAGCGCCGAGGCCCGTGATGAAATCAAACACCACATCAAGGACAAGTGGGGAGAAGAATACGTCTGTGACATCGGTGCTTATGGCCGACTCAAGATTGTATCAGCGATTAAGAAGGTCGCTGCGAGCAATGGTTATGCCATTCCCGACAACAACGGGAAGCATGTTCAGTACAGCTTTGGCAGGCTGACAGCGCTGCTCTCGAACACTCACGCCAAGGCTACGGCCCGAGGGCGGGCTGAGCTAGAAGAACGGCTCGAAGGCAGTGCTGAGTTCCAAGATTTCGTCGCGATGCACAGCGACTGGATCGAGGACGTCATCATGCCTCTTCAAGAGATGGTGACCTTCACACAGGTTCACGCCTGTGGCTCGCTTATCACAAGGTTCCCGCTCAACGAGTGCGTTCCGCTCTACGAACACAAGAGTGGAGCAATGGTTTCACAGTGGAAATATCAGGACTGTGAGGCCGCTGGTCACCCGAAGTTTGACTTCCTGACTGTTGAAGGCGTGAGCGTTTCTGAGTTCGCCGGTCAACTGATCAAGAAGCGAAAGGGAGTGGACATTCCTCCAATCGAGGATGTCCCGCTGGACGACCCGAAGGCACTGGAGCTTTTTACCCAGGTTAAAACTCAGGGTATCTTCCAGTTCAACACTTGGTCTCAGCGAAACTACTTCCAAGACCTGATGCCTGACAGGTTTGACGAGCTTGTTGCAGCGGTCGCGCTGGTTAGACCCGGCCCGATTGCTGCGGATGCTCACACGGATTTCGCCCGTATCAAGCATGGCAGCAAGGAGCCCGAGTACGATCACCCGGATCTCAAGAAGGTTCTCGGTGAGACACACGGACTCCTAGTCTATCAGGAACAGATGATGGAGATCGCTCGAGAGATAGCCGGATTCTCCGGTTCGCAAGCGGACTACCTCAGAAAAGCCTGCGGCAAGAAGAAGCTCAAGGCGATGAGGAAGTGGAAAGAGGTCTTCATCGAGGGCGGCAAGGAGAACGGTTACGAACAGGAACTCATGGAGACCCTGTGGGTGAAAATCGTGGCGTTCGCCGAATACTCATTCAACAAGAGCCACGCCGTTGCTTATACGCTCCTGAGTTACTATCAGGCGTATATCAAGGCTCGACACAACGTCGAGTTCTGGCCCGCTGTGCTCAAGTACAGCGATAGCTCAAAGGACGCAGGTAGTCCTCAAGACCTGAAGCACTTGGTCAAACAGTACGGCATCGAGATCGTGTACCCGACTATATACGGGTATGCGCCAGACTTTGAACCAGCCGAGGGCGAAGACCAGATTTACTGGCCTTTGCGAGCGATCAACGGAATCGGCGACTCCGTCATTGGCGAGCTATGCAAGGACGGACGCCGGGGATTCACCTCCATTGAAGAGATGATGGAAGAGTGCGATCTTCGGAAGGTTCACAAAGGTGTCATGGGTAAGCTTATCAAAGCAGGGTTTTTCGACCCTATTGCCCCGCCTTGGGAAGTGGCTGAAATCTACTTCAAGATTCGCAAAGACAATGGCCGTAAGGATGGTGGCATTCCTTACGACCTGTCGCATCGCAACAAATTCCGGTGGTATCAAGAACGGAACGATGCGTACGGCATGATTGTGAAGCCTTGGAAAGAGGTTGCGCCATTCCATCCCAAGGTTCAGTCGTATCCCGAGAGCAGACTGTCGCGGGTCAAGAAGGACCAAGCGATGTTTGTCGGCGGGTACGTCGAGGACATGAGGGTTGAGAAGACCAAGAATGGAGGATGGTATGCGAGAATGACATTGGTTGATGAAGGTGAAGAACACACTGTGATGATGTGGCCAGGTTTCTTCGAGAGCCGGGACTTAGACCGCCCGGACGAAAACGGGGTCATTCACCGCCCGTGGAAGGGACAGCTAGTCGAACTGACTGGCAAGAAGGACGAATGGAACGGACGAGTTCAAGTCGTTCTCAACAGTCCGCGAAGCTACTGTCGCGTCATCTGGGATGAAATGGATTTGGAGGAATATCAATGAGTCGACACACACTGGAAGCACGAGAGATCATGGAAGACATCATGCCCGAGGCGGTCAAGGAAAACCTTGAGATCGTCATCGACGAAGACGGAGAAGCGAGCGTTATCAACCTGGGTCAAGTTCTCGACACCCTTCGGGTTGTGGAAGAACACCCCACGGAAGTCTTCACCTTCTTACTGAAGGTCAAGCAAGGCATCTGTAACCTCGCGTACAGCGCTGAGGAATACTGCTCGCGCACCGAGGATGCCTTCCGTATCTGGCGTGCCGAACAGGGTCGAATCCTCAACCTCAAAGACGACCGCAACCCGCTGGTCAAAGAGGGAGGCAAGACGACCAACGCTGCCATCGA